CAAAATGTTCTATACAAATTTACTAAATGATTATCCTACAGAGAATCCTTGGTATAGCGAACATTTAGAAGAAATTCTAAACGGTGAAGAGCCAAAGATTGTACGCACAGGTTGGCCTATGGAATATATGTCTAACACATTAACTCCATACAAGGGAATGCCTAAACGTGATCTTATCTTGTTCCCGCATCGTATTGCACCCGAAAAGCAGGTCGAAATTTTCCGTGATTTAGCCACACAGCTGCCGCAATACGAATTTGTTGTTTGTCAGGATCAACAATTGGATAAACATGAATATCACAAGTTGTTAGGTCGTGCTAAGATTGTTTTCAGTGCCAATTTACAGGAAACACTTGGTATCAGTTGTTATGAAGGTGCATTGGTAGATGCCATTCCTATGGTACCAGATCGATTATCATACAGTGAAATGTATTACGACGGATTTAAATATCCTAGCGAATGGACTGACAGTTATGCAGCGTATGAGGCATTTCGTCCAGCACTGTGTCATAAAATTATACAGTATATGACCAATCATGAACAATTTGTATATCAGGTTCGTAAGCAGGCAACTAATTTAACAGAAAAGTTTTTTAGTGCAGATAAGTTATTGGAGAATATTAAATGAAATGGTTTTTAAATTTTCTAGAACGTGTTGGTCGTAAACGTATTGTAATGGATAGACAAGAAAATGAACCTTACCTCGAACGCTACTATATTTTTCTTAAGGATCGAAAGCATTTCCCCTTTAATGTGTTCATTCACAAGTTTCTTAAGTCAGACCCCGATGATGTGCATGATCATCCATGGCCTTACGCTACGGTAATCTTAAAAGGTGGATACTACGAATGGAATCCAATCTTTGATGATGCAGGAAAGAAGATTGCAGAAACATGTACATGGCGCGGACCAGGTCACTTCCGTATTTGTAGCGCCACTAGCTATCATCGTATTGAGCTCGATCCCACAATAACAGCCTGGACCATGTTTATGCCGGGTCCTCAGAAACGTGAATGGGGATTCCTTGTCAATAACAAATGGGTACATAACGACACCTACTTAACAGAAAAAGCAAAAAAATGAATAGTAAAGAAAAAGAAATCCTTGATATTACACAAGAAGAATGTGCAGAGGTAATTGTTGCTATTAGTAAAATTAGTCGCTTTGGCCTGGATAATGTTAAGCCTAGCAAACCTAAAACCAATAGAGAACATCTAGCAGAAGAATTAGGAGATCTACAGGCAATGATTGACCTATGTATTAAATTTAACCTAGTAGATAGCGAGCAAGTTAGTATTGCCGCAGATAACAAGATTGCTAAACTAAAGCAATGGTCAAGTATCTTTACTGATTAAATTTAGTAATCAGTTGATCCGATAAGTCCATACAAGCCATCATTTTACATGGGGCAGGAACTTTAGGTAAATCAAGAGAACCGTCCCATATATTACCTAATTGAAGATTATTACAACTACTACCGCTTACCCAACCTCGATGAGAAATGACTAATTTCTCAATTCCTACGTTGCACAGCATTCCTGTATAAGATGGATTTGTTTGAATCTTTTCTTCAAATCGTTCTGCAAAAGTAGTTTCTTGATGATGTTGATTTTCTTGTACAAGTTCTTCTCCGCGCATAATTCTTAGTTGCTGATCAGTATAATTATACATGCCCATAGATTGTTCAGCTTCGCGGTATAGTACATTCTTTGAAACAACAATTTCAAATTCTGTTTCTATGTCTAAGGCACGTTTTAAATCTTCACTAAAATAATCAGGTCGCATAGGTACCATAACATTAACATGTTTATTAGATTTACCAAATGCTTGTAATATGAAACGTATGAGATTAGGATTTTGCCAATAGTGATATGTTAAATTTAATGAATCAATATGTGGCTCAATTGCCCACCAGTCTAACCAAAGTTTGCCACCGTTGGTTGTTAGATTAATATTGCCGCCACGTTCTTTACATAACTTTAACATCATGGGAAAGTCAAACATATCTAAAGGTTCGCCACCGTCGAATGTCCAATCAATTTTTCTACCTAGAGAATCGTAATGGTCTATAAGTTGGGTAGTGACTTGAACATAATCTAATATACCTTTAGGTAGTTCTCCTCCCCAAAACTTAGTTGGGCAATAACTACAACCTGCTGTACAATAATCATGCAACATCCAATTAATCTGTGTTCTCATATTTTTTACCTTTTTGCTTGACAAATCTAAATAAAAGTGTACAATTACTTATCATACCAATAAAGGTCATTATTAATGAGCAAAATTAAAGTATCCGAATTATTTTACTCCATTCAAGGAGAAGGACGTTTTATGGGCGTCCCTAGTGTGTTTCTAAGAACATACGGCTGCAACTTTACCTGTCGGGGGTTTGGTATGCCGCGAGGTGAACTAAGCACAGAAGCAGACAAAGTTGCAGTGATGCATGCCATGCATCCATTTAAAGACTATAAAGAACTACCACTAGTAGGCACAGGTTGCGACAGTTATGCAAGCTGGCATCCAGACTTTAAAGAATTAAGTCCGATGGTAGAAGTCGACGGACTTGCAAAGAACATTGTAGGCATATTGCCATTTGGTGAATGGCGTGATGAACATTTGGTTATTACAGGTGGAGAGCCCTTGTTAGGTTGGCAACGTGCATATCCAGAATTGCTAGATCAACCTTGTATGCAGAACTTAAAAGAAATTACTTTTGAGACCAACGGTACAATGCGACTGACCAAAGACTTTAGACAATATCTACTTAATTGGACATTGGGCAGTAAGTCCAGAGGTAAGGATGCACTTACATTCTCTATCAGTGCTAAACTGCCGTCTAGTGGTGAGCCGTGGGAGGATGCCATTAAGCCAGAAGTGGTATTAGCATATGAGGATGTTGGACACGCATACCTTAAATTTGTTGTAGCAACAGAACAAGACATTGAAGATGCATTAAAGGCAATGCAACAATATCGCGATGCTGGATTTAAAGGCAATGTATATCTAATGCCAGTTGGCGGTGTTGAAAGTGTATACAGCCTAAATAATAAAACAGTTGCATTGGCTGCAATGAAACACGGTCTCCGTTATAGTGATCGCTTGCAGGTGCCGTTGTTTAAGAATGAGTGGGGTACTTAATATGAATAAATTTTTAAAGAAACTATTCGGAATAGATAAAATTGAAGCAGAGGCCGTAGAAGCTGTTCGAACAAAAATTGAAGCAGAAGCGGCTGCTGAATCTGCCAGAGAAGCTGCTCGAGTAGTAAGTCTGTCTCCAAAAGAGATTGCTACAGAAAAGAAAGAGCCTTGGGTAGCTGTATTAGATACTCATGTCAATAAAGACAACATTAAAAACGGATTCTTTGAACTTGACTGGAACGAGTACTTTGTGTTACAATTAAGGGAAGCTGGATACAAAGGTGATTCAGAAGAAGCTGTTGTAGATGCTTGGTTTGGAGAACTTTGCAGAAATGTTGGCAACGAAGCAGGTGTTAATATGAATCAGCGTGGTGCTGGATATATTAATGTAAATAATTTAGGCGATGGAAGAACTGAGGTTTCTTAATGAGCAAAACGTATATTCTCGTAGATACTGCAAATACATTTTTTAGAGCTAGGCACGTTATTCGTGGTACTTTAGATGACAAAGTAGGAATGAGTATTTCAACTGTACTCAGCAGTGTGAGAAAAGCATGGCGTGAATTTAATGGTAGCCATGTGGTGTTCTTCTTAGAGGGACGTAGCTGGCGTAAGGACTTTTATGCTCCATATAAACGACAACGCACAGAAGCTCGTGCGGCACAAAGCCCACGTGAAGCAGAAGAAGATCGTGTATTTTGGGAAACGTTTGATCAGTTTAAAGATTTTATCAATACTAAAACAAACTGCACAGTCCTGCAACACCCCAACTTGGAAGCTGATGATTTAATTGCAGGTTGGATACAGAGTCATACAGAAGACACGCACGTGATCATTAGTACAGATGGCGACTTTGCACAATTGATTGCACCTAACGTGAAACAATATAATGGTGTAATGCAGATTACAACTACACATGAAGGGTACTTCGATGAAAAAGGTAAGCGTGTCGTTGATAAGAAAACTATGTTGCCAAAGCCCGAACCGGACCCAACTTGGCTACTCTTTGAGAAGTGTATGCGTGGCGATACCTCTGACAACATCTTTTCTGCCTATCCGGGAGTGCGTGAAAAAGGCACAAAAAATAAGATTGGTCTCCGTGAAGCCTTCGCTGACAGAAACTCAAAAGGATATTCTTGGAACAATATGATGTTGCAGAAGTGGACCGACCATGAAGGCGTCGAACATAGAGTAATTGACGACTATACTCGAAATGTTAAACTGTGCGATCTTACTGCACAGCCAGATGATGTAAAAGTACAAATGGCAGAGACTATCGCTGCCGCAATTACCGCAGAAAAGAACATTCCGCAAGTGGGTGTCCGTTTGCTAAAGTACTGTGCCGAATATGATCTGCCAAAAATTAGCGAACAGATTACAACTTATGCAGAACCACTCAATGCAAGATATACAGCATAAAGGAGATACTATGAACTTTATATCCAAAACAGTAATACCCAACAAAGAATGGATCATCGAGGGGCAAGGTGAAAAGATCGGCTCCGTTGCAAAACTCAAAAAAGGCTATGAATTTTTTAGGCATGGTCAAAGACTAGGCGTTAAAGATTTGAAAGAACTTACCAAACAGTTCGGCGATAATCTTTTTACAGAAAAGAAGATTCCTAAATTTGAGATTGAACCGCTTACACATAGAATTTACGACTTTCCTTGTAGCTCAAAGCCGTTTGAAGCAGTGTATAATGTTAAGAAAAAACTGCCGCTATTTGCCAAAAGTGCAAAAAGTAAAAGTCAATACTGTGCTGGTTACTATGTAATTAAATTCCGTAAAGGATGGGTTAAGAGTTTTTGCCCAAAGTTAATTACATTAGAACGCTATCCGTTTAGCGGTCCTTATAAAACAGAAGCAGAAATGAAAACTGTTTTAAATACCGTAAATAAAAATGAAACAACTTAACACACTGCCTATAGAAGATTTCTTAGATAAGGCCAGGATTGCTAGAAAAAGTAATCAAAAATCGCTAACACTGACTCCAAAAGAATTTACAGATCTAGCCGATAGCATTAGTACGGTTATGACTAGGTTGTCCGGAAATCTTGATCAAACATTGAGTGATAATCAGTTGCCCGATGTTATTACTGTCAAAATGGACGGTGGCAAATTCTAAATAACCTGCTAAATATATACGCACTTTTCGGAGAACGTATATATGAGCAGACCAAAACCCAAAGTTTTATTGGAAATAACAAACAAGAAGTCTTACAAAACTGATCAAGTTTTGGAATCTGATGCCATTTGGGCAGTGTTTTATCAAGATAAACCGATTAATTTAAAAACCACCAGTGTAGTTGCACAGCAGTTGGGTCCAAAGTATAAAAAAGTTAGTTTCTCAAATAGCGGCCATGCGTTTAATCTATCAGAAAAACTAAACAAACTTTTCAGTACTACAGACTTTTCAGTGTATAAACTAACCACTGGCGACAAAGTCGCAGATGAATCCCAAGTATGAAATAACCAAAGCTGTTCTAGAAAGTCTAGGATTACCTGCTGACGAGAAACGGGTCAAAAAAACAATTCCAACTTGGTGGCAAAATCCAAGAAGCAAAGACACCGGCGGACTCCGCTTAACAGATCAAGGCTTTGAGTGCCTTAAAAAAGCCGATATCAAAAGCTACGAAGTCAAATTTGACGAGCCTATTGTCTATACAAATCAATTGGCCATTTGGATAGACCAGAACATAGACTGTCCGTTTTATATTACTAAAAAAGCCATACACGTATTCAGTGAAAAAATGGCTGTCCAATTAGTGTTGTTTTCTGGCAACATTGCCAAATTTCATAGAGCACGAAAAAGATTTGCAGAAAAAGACAAAAACTCTTGACAATATAGGAAAAGTTTGCTATAATTAACATACTGTAAAACATACAGCTCCACAGTTTTTTAAAGAAAGCACTTTATGTCAAAAGAGATGTCAGCAAATCGTACAGTTAGCCCAAACGAAGCTAAAGCCGCAATCCGCAAATGTATGAAAAAACAACGCCCTGTTTTTATGTGGGGCCCTCCCGGTATTGGTAAATCCGATATTGTTAAACAGCTCGGTGCTGAACAAGATCGTAATGTGATTGATGTTCGATTGAGTCTTTGGGAACCTACTGATATCAAAGGTATTCCATTTTACAATGCCAATCTGGGTACAATGAGCTGGGCTCCTCCGCTCGAGTTTCCTCAAGATCCAGAAGATACTTCCATCCTGTTCTTAGATGAATTGAACAGTGCGGCTCCTGCAACACAGGCAGCGGCTTATCAGTTGATCCTAAACCGTCGTGTTGGTACATATGTTTTGCCAAAAGGTGTAACAATTGTTGCCGCTGGTAACCGTGAAGCAGACAAAGGCGTTACTTATCGTATGCCTGCTCCGTTGGCTAACCGTTTCCTGCACGTTGAACTCCGTAGCGATTTTGAAGACTGGCATACTTGGGCTGTAAGCAATCGCATCCATGAACAGGTTGTTGGTTATTTGGGTTTTGCCAAGCAAGACTTGTATGACTTTGATCCAAAGAGCACCAGCAAGGCATTTGCTACACCACGTAGCTGGAGTTTTGTTAGTGAATTGGTGGAAGAAGATGACGTCTCCGATAGCACTTTGACTGATTTGATTGCAGGTGCAGTCGGTGAAGGTTTGGCAGTTAAGTTTATGGCACACCGCAAGGTAGCAAAACAAATGCCTAAGCCAGAAGACATTTTGTCTGGCAAAGTTAAGAAGACTGAGATTAAAGAAATCTCCGCTATGTATTCTTTGACAATTAGCCTGTGCTACGAGCTCCAAGAAGCTGATCGCAAGAAGGCTAAGGATTGGGATATTATGGCAGACAACTTCTTTGGCTACATGATGGATAATTTCCCAACCGAATTGGTTGTCATGGGTGCTAAGGTTGCGTTAACTAACTATCAATTGCCGTTTGATGCTAGCAAGTTGAAGAACTTTGACAAGTTCCACGACAAATACGGTAAGTACATTATCCAAGCAATGGAAGGTTAAAATTGGACCCTACGGGGTCCTTTTTTACTTGCTCTTTGAACTAAATGAGTGTATAATTAATTATTGTAATAAGGAGTTTATATGTCTAGTGTAATGAAAGCAGAAAAAACAAAAAAGCAAGATTGGGTCGGTAAGGAATTTACTGCCGCTGAGAAAGCTAAAATTCTTGACAAGCTGATTACAGCCCGTGTGGGTCTGTTGCTTCGTCATCCATTCTTTGGCAACTTGGCAACCCGTATGAAGCTGATTGATGCATCTGACTGGTGCCATACACTGGCAACAGATGGTCGCAATTTTTACTTCAATTATGGTTTTGTAAATAAGCTCACTCCTAAAGAAGCAGAGTTTGGTTTTGCACACGAAGTCTTACATAATGTGTTTGATCACATGGGACGCCGTGATGGACGAGATCCTCAGTTGTCAAACATTGCCGCTGACTATGCTACTAACCAAATCCTTAAAGATGAACGAATTGGTACGGTGCCAAGTTTTATTAAAATCTTTCAGGATGACAAATATCGTGGCAAGAGCTATGAAGAAATTTATAATGACCTTTACGAGAAAGCCGAAAAGATCGATCTCAGTGATCTAGGTGAATTGTTGGACGAACATTTAGACGGTGAAGGCGATGGAGATAGTGACGGAGAAGACGGTGATGAAAAAGAAGGCAAAGGTCGTCCTAAACTGACTGCTGAAGAAAAGAAGCAGATCCGTGATGAGATCAAAGAAGCTATGGTGGCGGCCGCTCAGGCAGCAGGTGCAGGCAAAGTGCCAGCAGGCGTCCAACGTATGATCAAAGACTTCACTGAGCCTAAAATGGATTGGCGTCAGCTGTTGCGTATGAATATACAAAGTATTCTTAAGAGCAACTTCAGCTTCAGCCGCCCTAACCGCAAGTCACAGCACTGCGGCGCTATCTTGCCAGGCATGATGAACGAAGAAACTATTGATGTATCTGTGGCAATTGACATGTCAGGTTCTATTAGCGATGCAATGGCTAAAGACTTTATCAGTGAAGTTAAAGGCATCATGGACGAGTACCAGGACTTTAAATTGGACTTGTTCTGCTTTGATACAGAAGTATATAACTATGCTCAATTTACAGCTGATAATGCTGACGAGATTATGAGCTATGAATGTAAGGGCGGTGGCGGTACTGACTTTGATGCTTGCTATGAATTTATGAAGGCAGAAGGTATTGAGCCAAAACGTTTCATTATGTTTACAGACGGTTATCCTTGCGGTAGTTGGGGCGACGAAGATTACTGCGAAAGCCTGTTTGTAATTCACGGTAACGAATCTATCGTTTCTCCGTTCGGTCAGACAGCCTATTATAAATAAAGTAGGTACATTATGTCGCTAAATAGAGGGACAGTTAATGCGTTAGGTGTGCTAGGATTTAGGAAGGTTCCTTTTATCCCAGCACACTTTTCCAAACTCTCTATTGATCATAGGATAGATATCAAGGCTATAGAACACTGGATCGAATATAACTTAAACAGTAGATATTCAATTAAGATGAACTATAAACTTGATTATGCTAGGAAAGTCATAGAAGTCACAGAAATTGGCTTAGAGGATCCTAAAGAACTAACTATGTTATCACTAGGGTGCCAATACTTACATAAGAAAAAGGAATTTTAAAATGGAAAATCAAGAACAAGCACAAATGGAAGCTCCAGCAGTCGGCGGAGAGACTCCAGCACCTGCACCGGAACTAACAATCACCGATTTGGCAAATCTTCGCTCAATCGTAGATGTTGCAGTTCGTCGTGGTGCGTTTGGTGCATCAGAAGTTTCAGCGGTTGGTGCCGCTTTTGATAGATTAAACACATTCTTGAATGTTGTTAATCCACCTAAAGCAGATACACCTCCAGCACAATAAAAGGAGAATCGCATGGCTAAAGATACAAAACATGTGGGAAAAATGAAGAACAACTCTGCAAGGGTTGCGGTAGCATATAGGACTATACCTGGCGATGCAAGTAGCGCATTGGTTATTGGAACTAACGGATTGGGAGATGCTTATCACGATTCGCTAATGCAATTAATTGATAGTGAGACTGGGCAACAAGCAAATGAATTGGCCGATGTACTGGCTACTCGTAGATTTCCAGACGGGACTGTGATGCTTCAGTGGTTGCACAGTAATGGACATTTGAAAAAAGTTCCTACAACTCTTGTATTAATGACGCCAAATGCTCAAACTGCAATTCCATTGAATGAAGTTAATCAAATGATTGCAGAACAAAAGGGTGTTAGTATTGATGAACTAGCAGTATCTGAAGAAGGGGCTGAACCGGTTAAGAAACCGACTGCTCGAAAAACAGAAGAAATTATCATTGATGACACACCTACACCAGTTGCAGTTGCTCCGATTGTTAATGAAGCACCGGTAACTGCATCAGATCTCCGATCAATGGCTGATAAACTTTCTAAGCAGGCAGCAGAAATGCGCCGTAAGGCAGATGAAATGGCTCCGCCTGTTAAGAAAGCCAAGGCAACAAAAGCTGAGGCTTAATGGTTGACAACTCAATCACATCAGGGCGTAATGCCCTGATCTCACCTTAGAAAGAATACAACAGATGACTCATCCAGAATTTGCTTATCTTAACGCTTTAAAAGATATTTTAGAAACAGGCGAACATCGGCCAGACCGCACCGGCGTGGGAACTATCAGTAAATTTGGTATGCAAATGCGATTTGATTTACAGCAAGGGTTTCCAGCAGTTACTACCAAGAAGCTAGCATGGAATGCAATGCTTTCAGAACTAATTTGGTTCATTAGTGGTAGCGGTGATGAACGTAGGCTCAAAGAAATCTTATTTGACAATGCCAATAGCGAAAAGAAAACTATTTGGTCCGATAATGCAGAAGCTGCATATTGGAAACCAAAGGCTAAATTTAAAGGTGACTTAGGTCGTGTATATGGCGTACAATGGCGTACATGGCGTGCGCCGGTGTTTGGTGCAAATCGAATGGGCGTTAAGCACATTGATCAATTACAAAATTTAATTAACGGATTAAAAGATGATCCGTACGGTCGCAGACATATTATTTCAGCATGGAATCCTGGTGAACTTGATATGATGTCTTTGCCGCCTTGTCATATGATGGCTCAGTTTTATGTTAGCAATGGCAAACTGAGTTGCCAGATGTATCAACGTAGTGCTGATATGTTTCTTGGAGTGCCTTTTAACATCGCTAGTTATGCACTATTCACGCATATGGTAGCAAGGACTGTTGGATTAGATGTAGGTGAACTGATTATTACATTAGGTGACGCACACATTTATGAAAATCATGTGGAGCAGGTTAAGGAACAGCTTACAAGAGAACCATTGCCTCTACCAAAATTAATGTTTGATTCTGATGTAACTGATCTAACTAAAATGACAATGGATCATATTTGGCTAGATGGATATACTAGCCACGATGCTATCAAAGCACCTATGGCAGTTTAAACTTTAACTTCTATAACACCAAAGCCTTGGAGATGATTTTCCAAGGCTTTTCCAATGATTGCATGAGGTGAATCCGAAGAGGTAATAGATGCACAGGCATAACCTGGATAATCACTAGTCATTAAAAGATCACCCTTACTAATAAACCCATAAACTTTGCACGGAACACGGCCTTTTAAGGCAATATAGGGGTGAGTTTCGTCGTTTCCGGCGTCGGAATTCATCATATAGGCAGGGTTTTTAGACACTATGCCAGCTACCGCAGTATCGCCTGCAGATGTAGAAATAGTTACTTCTTTATCGCCGCCGATTACTAAAACGGTTCCGGGTTCATATACATCATCTGCTTCATAACGCTCTGCCAAATCTGCATACAGTGCCGATGATGCTATGGTATTTAAAATTCCGCTACTGGGATTGAAATTAATTTTAGGACTTATGTAGACATCATTAGTTAATGTATTGATAAATGGCACATAAAATGTAGCATTAGTTCCAGTAATTGACGCAGAAATTCCATTGGTAGCTGTGGCAGTATCTGCATGAATAGCCCTTAAAGATTCTGCCGCTGTTCCCCAAAAGTATTTGTCTTTGGCTAAACCAGTGACTTCCTTCCTGGATGACCCTGTTATCGGATCTGCTCCTTCTAATGTTATACCTGCTTTAATTTCCGTAAATACATCTGTCCTAGCGGGATACGTCGGTGCATCACCTGACACTTCTGTATAATTTGCCAATGCATATCCTTCAGCTGATGCAATGGCAACAATTTCGTTATCAGGTCCTATAATTGCTTTAATATTATATACAGGAAGTGCTGATGCTGCATCGTACTCAAAATCTCCTCTCCATTGGGCTTTTATGTCCGAACCAGAAGGAGGACCAATTAAAATATAATCAGTTCCATTCCATATTTTTAATTGCTGTGAAAGGGTGTCGTACCAGATATCTCCAGTAACTGATTCAGCAGGAGCCATATCACTGATACTCGAAACTGCCAACCTTCTAAATTTTGCAAGAGTAGTGCCGCTTGCTTCAGCATAGCACACATTTAACGCATTATTTGTTGGGTTATACCAGATCTGTCCTAGTATAGGATTTAACGGTGCAGTAGTGTTTGAAAAATTTTCTAATAATTTTAAGAAATTCTCGTTTTGAACTTGACCATACCCGCTATAGTTTTTACCTACAAATGTTAAATCAGTAGTTTGGTCAATTGCAGCATCCTGGACTGCTGTAATAACAGTTCCGTTTGTTTTAGATAGAATATATGACATTATTAAAAATCCTTAAAGCACAATGTTGGTATTAGTAGATGCTGCCCACAACCAACAAACAGAAGGCCCTACAATAGCAGTAATTGTAGATGTCCAAGAATAAGAGTAGTTATTGAACGGTTCCCACCAATTAGGTCCGTACAGATTATTCAATACAAATTTTCTAACAGATATTTCATCGTTGTATGCGCAAACTACTGATACTTGAGAACCTAAAAAATAGGTTGCAGTTGAAAACATCTTTGAAAGACTGTTGGCAATAGAAATATTAGCATCATTGTATGCCTTAAGATTAGAATTTCCTAATCCAAAAGTACTTGTTGTCATAGTTGCAGTATATATACCGAACTGAGTTATAGGATAATATGCTGTTAAATCCTTACGTGTTCCTTCAATTTGTTCAGAATTAACTTTTAATTTTCCGCCTAGATACACATCTCTTATAACATTCAAATCTGTTAACAGTGTAACCCCATTAGCAATATATGTAGATTGCCCTTGACGTGATGTTCCTGCAAGGTAGATTGTAGAAGACGACGCCTCCATTAAAAAAGAAGCAGTAGTAATAATACCAACATAGCTTCCATATGAGTTTATTAATGCAACTTTTTGTGCAACTTTTGTATAATCATCTCTAATAGGAGATGAAGGAGGAAGAATTCCAATTTTACCCAACAGAGAAGAAGTTGCTGGTCCTACTAAATTATAACTTGCACCATTCCACACTCTTAACTGACTATTAACTGTATCATACCAAAAATCACCTGTACTGGTAGTAACAGGTTGTGTTCCACTTACATGAGATCCATATGTAGGTTGAAAAGATGTACCATCATAAACTTTTAATCGTTTTGCAGTTTTATCAAACCACATTTGACCAATTTGCGGACTTCTAGGTTGTTCAGTATTGGGAGATGCAAAACTAGTTAAAAGTCTAATTAAGTTGGTATTGTAGTATTCACCGTAGTTATTTACATTTTTACCTATTAGATCTAAGCTAGTAGAGAAACTATCAACTTCGCCAATTGCAATAGTTGATAAAACTGTTCCGTCATTGTTGTATATAGTGTAGGCCATTTTATGTTTTTATGAGATAGAAGATTGGAAATCCATTTGTTCCAGACACGGTAGCAGTTGTTAAATTAGGAATTCTAAAAAATCCGGCAGTAGCTGTACCATAATTATTGTGAACAAGATTAAACAGACTTGTATAATTTGACGAAGTGTGCTGTGAGCCATCACATAACAAATATCCTATCTGGGTAGATGTTACTGAAGGAATTATCATGCCTGTTTGTATTAAATTAGGATATACATCAGATAAAAAATTAGGCTTTGAAATACTATTCAAAGATGTATTAGTATCAATTGAATCTAACACCATTAATGTCTGAGTGGGCGTAGTAGTCGATGTGCTAACTAAATCAGATATAAGACTTCTATGAGCAGTTGCCGTAAAGACAACGTTATTTGTTCCGTTAAACAATCCCTGGCCCGAATCTAAACATGCGGTTACTACGCCAGTTATACTAAGTTTTCTAGCAGTTTCTAATGTAGTAGCGGTAGTAACGCTTCCATAAATCTTAACATATGTGCTCGAGCTACCAATATTAGCCACGTAGATATTTTCAAAAGGCTTAGATGATGTTCCTATGCTCCTAGTTAAATTTGCAGGAATAATATCGCCAACTGTCACTGCCGACCCTGTAGAAATTTCAGATACTCCATGGATATTTAAATCACCGGCTATTGAGGTGTTTCCAGAAATTGCTGCCGATCCTGTAAGGGTAAGACCAACAGTTGCATTAGTCGGAGCTACAATTCTTAAATTATCTTTAACAATCGCAGAGCCATAACTAACAAATGTTCTAACTGTAGATTCACTGACAAATGAAGTTAATGTATTAATGTATACTGTTCCATTAGATCCGTCAAATTTTATGTAGGAGCTATTATACACTCCTATTTTTAATGAAGAACTAGCAGATGCGTAATTAAAAACAGCACCGGAAGAAGTGGTATAAATTTGAATCTCTTTACCATTTGTTCGTTTAACAAATAGTCCTGTGTTAGATTCTATTACAAGCGAGCCGTAGTGTGTTTGTCTGCTAGAAGTTGGAATTCTATTTTTTAAAATTTCACTGGCTAAAATAACTACACCTTTTGATATTTCCAGTGCGCTAGCCCTATCGGCTAGGCCGCCATATTTTGCGGAAACTTTTGTAGTAAGATTAATGCCTGGATTTAAATTAGAGAACCCGCTAATAACTGTCCTTGGTGTAAAACTATTATAAGCAATGATTTCAACAACATGCCCGTTTACCCAATTTAATATTACGGGGTAAGTTTCTCCAGTATTGCTTATTAAATTTACACTTTCACTACCTGTTTTACTATCACCGGTAGATACATTTGGACCTACTAATGTCCATTCATTTCCGTATCTAATTTTAAGTTGGGTATTACCTGTATCAACCCACATATCCCCATCTAAAAGAGTTTGGCTGTATTGTATGCTAGGATCGTTCGACTGCTGATATATACCGGTTGCACTGGGCCAACGGGCACTTGTTGATGCACCGTTATTAATTCTTAGTATTTTTCTGCTAGGATCACTAGTATCATACCATAATTGTCCCTCTATAGGACTTGTAGGAGGATTTGGACTGGCAAAGTTTTCTAATAATTTTACAAAGTTTTGTGCAATAGCTTGACCGTAGGCCACATATCCAGGTCCTACCAAATCTAAACTAGTATCATATGTATTTCTAACAGGACCAGTAACAGAAATTGTATTAGTTTTGCTAGGATCAGAAAAATTTAATGTATATGATAACGCCATGATTAGTTCCCAGAATTAGTTAAACTCTGAATTCGAATTGTGTAATCAATTTGAATCAATCTGTTCAAACTTTTTTGTACAGGGTGAAAAATTACATGAGTTAATAGCATTCCGGTATTTGGGCCCTCGGTGCTAAAAGATTTTAAACCCAACTCATCAAATACATAAGCCCCGTCTGAATTAGTAGAATTATCAAACGCTGCTTGATCGCTCGGTTCTCCAAAATCTAATAAGCAACTTACCAGAACATCCGTATATGCAACGCCGGCCACATGCCTAGTTTCCATAAAATTTCTTGCAGGGTCTAGAGAATATGATTGTCGAGCATCAACGGTCTTGTAATAAGTTTGGTTATATAATGCTGCAATGTTACCAACGGTGTTGGGAGTTAGATATGTAATGATGCCAGTAGGATCTATACGTGTTCCGCCGTTGCCGAATACCATTTCGGCAATTGGTCCTTCTCCTCTATTTGCAACACTTTGTGCAAGGGCAATACTAAAATTTTCATAATGTATAGCATTTCTTTTGTCAATGAATACTTCTTTAGTTTCAGGATCGTAGATTTTAATATGGCCCTGAATACTAACACCACTTTTTTCATTTGGTTTAGATTGGGGTGCCGGATTAGAATCTTTTGGTAAATTACTCATATTTTTATCTTCCATAATGATATTTATCCATATAATTTATTAGCATGTTATCTTCCATAACGGTAAATCTTAGGTCTAGGCCAAGTCTGTCCTTGGGTAGGTCGATTGCCTAAATTTATTTTAGGTCCAATTTGTCCAAAAATTTGGCGTTCTTTATAAAAATAGAGATATCTATTTTCCGATCCTTGAAGATCGGTATAATCAGTTGCGCCGCCAGTTCCTGCTGTAATTTGATTTTTTGTAGAGTGGGATTGTATATATGTAGATATTTGACTTTGTTTCATTGTAGGCCAGGTTTCAGCAACGCAGGCAACCACACCTGCGACCTGAGGACTAGCCATGGATGTTCCAGATTTTTTAGAAATATAATACGCAGTATTTCTAACATCATTTGAGAATGCGTTAATGGTTGAATTTACAGAACTCATTATATAACTACCGGGAGCATAAAGATCTACCCTAGGGCCGCAGTTACTAAACGATGCCTTAGCTTCATTAACAGTTGATCCGACACATCCTACGCAAATTGCACCAAGTACTGCTGTAATTGATCCACGCAAATAATAATATATAAAGGACCCAACGGCAAAATAATTATTGTAATCATCAGTAACAGTTGCGCTGTAATTGCTTACCTTGCTAAACTGATTTCCGGCGGCGCCTACAACTATTACTCCGGCGGCCATAAGATCAATTAAATCTTGTTCTATTGAAGTATTCCTTACTGAAGGATACGCATAACCACCAGTATTGTATATTCCGTAGTTACTTAATTGCAAACTTGTAAATGGACCATTTATAATTGTTCCATTTATTCTAACAGAAGTAATTGAAGTAATTGCAACTTTTCCAGTTAATCCGTAACTGTGATTTGTAACGGTTGGATTTTTAATACCAGTTATTGGGTTGGGCAATTTATTTTGATGCCACACTTTGACGTAGTCGATGAAATAAATTGTAGATGCACTAGGACTGCTTGCATACGGACTTATATTATATATATTAGCATCATGGGCCCAACCTTGTGTATTGCCTGCTGTAATTCCAGCAACGTGTGTTCCGTGATCGTTATCGGTTGTTCTGTCTGAATATCCATCTCCATTAGTATCGGGATAAGTTGGATCAACATAGGGAGTATAGATATATGTACCCGCAGATCCTCCAGTAACTGTAGGATTTAAATTGAACCAATTATACTGAACTACTCTAGATCCTCCTGTACCATCATTATTGACTGCAAACTCGGGGTGATTAGGATTCATATGCCCGTCTACTATGACAACATCTACATTTTTACCGCTAGCAGTTACATTAATTTCTCCAGTGACTGATGACACAGCACCGTTAGATCCCCAACTAGGTCGAGTTGCTCCCTCGACTGATCTTAATAATCCCCAATTTTTGTAATTATCTGCAACTGAATTGGATTTATTCCAGTATATACTTACTTCTGTCCAGCTTGGACTTAAAATTAATCCCTGTTCTTTAATTGATAGATCGACTTCTAGAACCCTAGGATCATGTCTAATCTGATTGGCTTCTTCTTCAGTTAACAAATAATGTGTATTTCTGCTAACTGGTCGTCTATTGAAAACTTCGACTGCTCTATCAGGAATATATAAATTTCCACCAGGAGTTTCCATATCCTCATAGAATGAGTCTAAGTCCTCATGCTTGTGTAAAGTTACAACATATTCGCAAGTTTCCATATTAGGCTTCCAATTGTAATAAGTTTAATGTTACAGTTATAACTCTTGAAGAGATGTCTTTATTGGTAACTGCCAAATATATAGTAGATGTAGTGACAGTATCATTATTAAATCCGACAACTCCCGGAGTAATTAATTGTGTTAATGCAGTAGCGGTAGTAATAACTTCTGCAATAACGCCAGCGCCCGGTAACGGATCATTACCTTCTGATCTAGCAGCATCGGCAGTTCTACTAGCAGCATCGGTGTATATTCTAACCCATGCAGGATAGTTAGTAACAACTTTTGACAATAGATAAGACTTGTATCCAGATGCTTGACAATTTCCAGTTTGATTTGTAGCTAAACTTGATCCAGTGATTGCTGCAACCGACGACCTCGATGATAATCCTATACCCGTTCCAACAGTAAACGGTCTCCACATATTAGTACTTGTGCTCCATACCAGGGCCTGACCATTAGTCGGGCGTACTGTTGTTGTATCGACATCGATAAATGAATCAATGCTGGTTGCAGTATAAGGAGCAGGACTTCCAATTAAAGACAAATAGTTGCCCGTTGTCGAAACGGCGGCCAGTGTGATCCAGGTAGTAGTATAATTTGCATTTGTAAGTTTTGATAAAACTTGTCCAGCAATACCGCCTGTTGGCACCCCAATACCGTCAATTCCATTAACTCCATTAGTACCGGTATTTCCCTTGGGTCCTTTAAATCCATCATTGGTTAAATCAGTTTTAAGCTGAGTTTTAAAAGTTTGATAAGTAAGTCGTTTCGTAAGTTTATTGTCAACTACAACAAACGTTGTTAGATCTGTTGCGACAGCAATAGTTGGTAATAGCGTAATATTTGGCATTTTAATATCCTTGTAAAGGTTCTCCGTTTTCGTCTGTTAGCGCATTGCTTTCTTCAGTTAGCATGTTATCTCCACCATAGAAATATATATTAGGTAAGTCAGCTGTTCTAAAACGTAAGAATGTAGCCTGTGTTCCTGTACTTGATAACAATGAAGTCGAAGCAGTATCTTCCCAGAACTCGCCTTGTCTTTGTACTATTGTAATCCTTGTACCTGCTTTTATTTCTTCAGCAATATTTAATGTAATTTTTGTCGGTTCAATAAAAGTTAATGGCCATGCTATAGTAATTGCATCTGCAAAGCCAACACCCCAACCATTAAATAGATCATTATGTCCTGAATAAACAACTATATATCGGTGTCCGCTAGCATCCTGCATAATCCATCCCGGTTGTATCTTCATTGTTTCTGTAGTTTCATGAAACACCCAACCTGATCCATACTGTATATGGCCACCATTTACCATTTCAGTAACTAGTACAGTCTTTGGCATATTAATACTAAATTCTGGAGGATATACTATTGTACTTTCTGGAGAATTATAATAAGATATAGATTTATCATGTACTTCTAAAGAAGTCTTTCTCAGTCTGCGTCCTCCATAATAAACTTCAACTTGATCAACTGCATTAGCTAAGTTGGATAGTATAATTCCTGCTCCAACGCTAGTGGTTGTATTAACTGAAAAAGTAGCGGTGTTGCCTATTGTACTAATAATATATGTAGTAGCAGTCGACGTAGGAATGTGTTGTACTAAATTACGATACACTGTAGGAATAGATTGCCTAACACTTTGATCGATAACCTTTGTACCAATATCCGAGAACAATGCAGGACCTGTGCCCAATGTGCTTCTTCTCAACTGACTTAACACATTTCCATCTTTTTCCAAATATTCGATACGCTCGCCATCGATATAAACAACACCTGGTAAGTTTAATCCAGGATTAGGTTCTAGTAAGTGGTCTCCATCTTCAACAAATACTCTATCACTATCATATGTCAATGGCTCTGTTAGAGCTGTGCTAAAATATTTTGATATGCGGTGAAAATCTTGTCTATTGAACATATCATTGAACAGTCTAAATCCTAAAATTTTATCATCAAAGGTCGGAGGATTTACTGTAACTATCACTATGTCGTCGGTTAATCCCACGTCAATAAATTCTGACAATTCAATAGTCTTATAATCATCGAGTAACATGTAATCATAACCACCAATTAATGGTTTGTTGTTAACAGTTACCCATGTATAGCTTTCATTGATTGCTGGAAGTGTTAATGTAAATTTTCTAGAGTAATTTCCTTTGAATCGTTCTGTTCTAATCAGCATATTATCGTGATTGGTAAAAGTGGTTACCTTAATAGTAGCATCAGAGATAGGCGATGAAAAATACAATGTATCGCCTGCAACCGTGTATTCGTAATCCACCATTGGAGTGATTGCAATAGCATCGCCAGTTCTGATTGTTGGTACTAAGATTGTTATAGTTTCATTAATTACATTAACTGCGAAATCATATCCCGGACGCAATTCTTTTCCATTTAGGTATACTTTGACATTGTCTAAACTATATGTGCTCGGACGAGAGTTTTTAGGATCAATTGCAAATGTTGTAATTCCAGATCGAATTTTATAGTAAGTCGCCCACGGAGGAAGCATTCTGTATCTTCCTGTTGAAGTTATTTTCTCAACAATTATTTCTTCACTTAGTGGTTCAATAATAGTTGGAGGCATCGCTAGTATCATACTAGTGATCGAAGAAGAAGAAGAAGAAACTGTATTAAATTGTTCATATACTCTGTTAAAAACAGGATATACCGCATCAAAGAACCATGCTTCGAATGTATAAGATCCTGAATTTAATCCATAAATTTTTACAGAAGCTCGATTGTTAACTAGGCTAACTGGTTCCAAAGTATATCCATAATTATATCCTGGAAGGAGTAGAGGAACCGGATGTCCGTTTGCAAGAACATAAACACTCTTGACATCGTCTATCATCAATAAACTAGATACCATTGCAGTGCCTGTACCTTCAATTGTAGAAATGTCAACTGCTATAAAACTACTATCCATTTTAACATCAGATCCCACAGTGATGAAAGTATATCCAATTTTTGTTATAGCCAGTTGTGCAGGAACAATAATTTCATTTCCAAAAATAGCATACTGAGTAGATGAACTAAATGCACCTTCGTTGTCCACTCTGGTATAAGTTATTCCATTTGCATACACTAAAAATCCAGCAGGAGTTGCTGGAACATAAGTTAGTTTGGCTCTAGTAGGAACATTAGTAATTGCAGTAAACACACCAGATTGTACCAACGGAGAAGAAGGAGTTCCCACAGTATAGACATTAATTCCTAGAGAGTCTCTTACATAGCCTGGAACACATTCTTCTGGTGCGTGACTATCTATTTCATTTAAGAAATTATTACCATCAATTCTAATATCTTCTGCTTTGTATCCATTAAAATTATCTTGTATATAGGAACCACTAATTAAAGAATCTAAATTACTATATTCAGTATTATAACTATAAAATTCTATTTCAGTAAAATCATATAATTTAACATCTACAGTCCCAGATAAAATTGCACCGGTTGCATTTTGTACAGATACAATTGATCTATTATAACCGTCAACTGAATTTGTTACACTATACCACACTGTATCAGTACTTGTTGACAATACTTCAGTAGAGTTTAGATACACAGAAGCACGGGCGGTCTGCTCAACAGTAGCAAGGATATTTACAACCAAATGTGTACTGCTATCAAAAGTAGTAACTGTGTGATCAATTAATTTATTTTTGCTATTAACATAGCTCACATTTTCACTTAATAGATCAAAATATGGAAAACGGCCACTGAGTGGCATGAGCGGGAGAACAGTTGCCGTGCTGCTTAAAGTAAATTGAGATTTAAATTGAATTTGATTAGTTGTAGCTGCTTCAACATATGCAAATTGATTATATCCAGGGTCCAAACTACCAGCAATGCTACCATACGACTTAAGGGGGCCGCTCAGGTACATATTAGGAGGAATACTATATCCCATTCCCGGGTTGGTAACTTGTATAATTGTGGCAGTATTTCCATCAAATAGCGGAACAGCAGTAGCTTGAATGCCGCCAGGAAAATCTGGAGGGGCAATTATTACTGAAACTGAAGGAATATCTGTGTAGGTATTAACTACAGGTCTGCTTCCTCTAACAAAGTATATAGTTTCAATTCCATATCCGGCAAGACTGTTTACGCCGTAAATTTTAACTCGATCTCCTTTTGAAATTGCAGTACGGAAAGGATCTTTAGTTTCTATAGTTATAGTAGAACCTTTGGCGGTACCAGTAGACCAAGCATAAAAAATTTGTGTATCGACTCGATCTAATGTACTTATATACACGATACCATCTTTGCGTTCTGGAAGTGGACGGTTCACACCTGTAACTACAGTTCCAGGTTTAAAAATTTGATTATATGTTGAGGTACCAGCAAATCCAATTGATTGTCCTGGAAAAATTCCGTCAATAGATGCTACAGAAAAAGCCTGGGTGGGGAAATATAAATCTTGGAGTAATTGTGTTTTAGTATAAGAACTAAGAGTATCTCCCCAGGGCGCAGAGTCAAACCCTGTGCCAGTGCTATCCCAGTTAGGTGTTTGTTCAAACTTTAATCCTTGGATTTGTGTTCCGGAATATTCAATGCCGTCCATTAGCAACGGTAATTCTTTACCTGGCATCAAATCTGTGGGATTATACATTTTGTTAATTCTATCTACAGCATTATATAGGTCAATATTTTTGTTATAGGTAATTTTAAAAACTTGTTCAAAATTAGGAATCTGATTTAAAAATACAAATTTGGCATAATGTCTAATATTATCGGGCAAGTTATTAGGCGTAATAGTATTAAAGTATTTGTATCGGTGATCGATCATTCTTTCACCTTCCCAGGAATTTCTAGGGAATGCTGCGGGAATATTGATACCATCTTTTTCAACTTTTATCTGATAATATTCAATTGTATAATCAGCACTATATACCAATTTTCCATCTACTAAAGGTGTAATTGTTTTTTTATCCGGGCTAGCAAGCCAAGTTAATGTAAATTTGTTGGTTGTTCCGTCGCATAAAAATTCATCAGTCACTGTTAGATCGATTAAGTCACCCGATGAAGAAGTTCTATCAAACTTAATACCAATAAGATTTTTTCTTGTATTAATGTTATCCATTATTACAGATACCCTTGCTACATCAATGACAGAACCACCGCCTACAATAGTTGCAAGAGGAGTAGCAGTGTACCCGCTTCCTGGGTTGGTTACAATTACTTTATAAACTTTTCCATTTCTAATGTACGCTTCAGCTTCGGCACCTGATCCAGAATCTCCAGGAGCCGTGGTAATTACGACCGTGGGTCTTTCACTATATCCCGATCCGGTGTATCCTACTTCAATTGAACCAACAAATAATTTATAATTATCGTTCCAATTTTTCCATGGATAATTCATTAATATAGGATCGCCAACATTGACAGTTGTTAAAGAATTAGTCAAAGTATTAACATATGCAGGTAAATCAAAATCTGTAATGTTAAGGTTAAAGCCTTCAGATGTTTGACCGTCAACATGACTATATATTGAAGTATAACTACGTATCTTGGTATGATAAGGTTTTACTTCTTTTATATATTCTTCAAAGTAAGATTCATTGTTTAATTTATAAACAGACGGCTGATCCAGTGATCCTATATTATTTGACACATTAATAAAAGAAGTTTTAAATGCCCAGTCTAATAATTTTTGTTCCGTTAGTGCAAATTTAACCGCAGCAAAAAAGAATAAGTTCCAATTAACTTTTAAATCATTAATAAAAATATTATTTTTTAATGCTAAAAGAATATAGTACAGTTCTTGATCAGGAATTTGATTATACGGAGTTTCTTCAATTGATGCTGCATCATATAGATATTTTCCCTTTGTATAATCCCACAACGTGTCAAGCAGTTGAATTGTTCCTAGTTCTCTATATATTATGTCGTATAATGGAATATAATTTCCTAATCCATTAACTTTCTTTAATATAGCATACCGACCATCGCCTATATTTTTAACTTTGACATACTCGCCGTCGGTAATTGACGTTAACGAACCCAATTCAGATAGATTAGAAATAGTATAGGTCAAACTTTTATACGAATCAAATTCAGAACTTACCCAATCAACTGCTGTCCAAAATTTTGTAGTGTCGTATTTTTGTGTTTGAGTTTTTATCCAAGTACGAAACACATAATCAAAAGTGTGTTTAGACCACTTACCGTTAATATCAGAATTAGTTTGAACAATAACAGTATGAGGCCGTACTGTTGTTTGAACATTAATATCAGTATATCCACTACCTGGATTAATGATTGTTACAGAAATAACTCGACCTTGCGTATCAATAGTTGTTGTTATCTCAGCAGGCGTTAAAGATGAAGAAATAATATTAATTTTAGGAGCAATACTATAACCAAAACCAGGATTTGTTATGATTACATTTTTTACTTTTCCATTTTCTGCATAACATTCTAATTCTGCTTGAACATATCTAACTGTATAGATTTCGTTTAATGCATCTAAGTCTTCGACTATTTGATCATATTCGTATGAATATAGTGCAGGAAGTTCTTCTTTTTTATTAAGATTTTCAAAAGAATAATTTCCCACTATTCTATTTTTTACAAATACTGAATTTATAAAAGAAATTAAATTTCGTAATGCAGCAAGTCTGTCTTTAAAGAATGTTTGCTGAGGACGGATTCCGATTCCGTATCTATTTCTATATGTAAGATTTGTACTAGGAACAACATTACCCAAAGAATCATGTCCTAATAAACTGTCAAATAATTTTTTCTCAAGTAATGTATTAGGAACATTCGTGTGATCTCCTTCGTTTAATAATAACCATTCAGTATGTTTGGGAATTATTGAATTTGCATCAGTCGAAATACTGGCATTGATTCTATTCCCAACTAACATAGATTGCACATTGGCAAATGCAACAGCATTAGGCGATATTATTTCTATAAACTTTAATCCATTAGCTGTTGGATCTGCAATATAGCTAGCAACTTGATAACTGCTTAATCTTCTATTATTGTTAGGTAATGTTAATTTATTCTTTACCCAGAAATAATAAACATTCTCAAAGGAACCAGTGACATTGTTAAACACTTGTTTAACAGAAATAATACTATTATCGGGATACTTAGGTTGACCGCTGATACCTTTTGTTAGTCCGTTATTTGTGTCAGCTACTGCGGCCCACTCACTAGGTAACATATCAGATTTTACCCATTCATAGACATCAATAGTAGCTCCTGGGAACATACGTCCCCAATTATTTTTTCTAAATATTTCGTTGCCTTGCTCGTACCACATATATTTGGCAGTACTTAAATCCCACCACAGGTCTCCAATATGTTCATCTAACCAGTTTGTCTCATTATTAACAATAGTGCTGGCTAAACCGATAGAGTAGGTAGCAGGATCAAATGCTGCTTTATATTTTAATTCTTGTTCAGCAATGCCGGCAATCTTGCCTTTTACAGGATCAACAACATCGAGGTAATTGACAATTTCTTCTTTTAAAGTATCAATTAGTGCAACACGGTTAATTGATGAAACATCGACTGTATCTTCTTGTTCTCTTAATATTTTCCAACTACCGCTAGTAATATCAATCTTATTGAAGATATATAATTTAGATTCGTCAGATATCAAAGGCGATGCCGAGTATTGTTGACTAGTCGGAGCTCCAATAATAACTTCATGATTAGTTGCTACAACAGAATTTCCATATCTGCTGCCTTTTAAAATAACGGTATCATTTAATTCATCTGCCTGGATAAAATAATTTCCTATTTTATTATAAACATAAACTGTTCCTGCATCTTCAACAGATTCAAAAAACTTGGTAGAATCGCCGTCAAATGTTGTTTGTCCAACATTGATAGATGCATCATAAACTTGTTTTTTACTTCTATTTTTACCCAATGCACTAATTGCAATAGTAAGTTCGTCTTTACTGATAGAAATAGAATGACCAAATTTTAAATCATTGGTAGGTAAGGGGTTGCTAATAATTTGATTTAAGACATACATTCCGTTAGTCAATGTGTAAATTACAACTTTTCCGTACGGGTCATTAGTAGACTTTGTTTCAGGGGCTGATATTAGTAAATATTTTTTTGACTCTGAAAAAGCAATATCGTATCCAAATTTAGAATTAACACCGAACGGTGAGTTAATTGTTTGCGTATGTGTTAAATTAATATCAAATAATTGAACAACGCCTGTTGATGTAAAATACCCAGGCGCACTAATTGCAATAGTTGTGCCGTTGAGTGTTCCTGCAACTTTATATCCCCATTGGTTTCCAGCAGACAATGAAATAGATGAAGTTGATACAACCAGAGGTACTGTATTGGTTAAAGTAAATCCCTTGACAGTTGCAGTAGTCACATTAGTAATTGTATTTGTTATAGCAGTGATTTTATAAGCATACACTGATCCAGGGCCATTAAAGGATGCGGTACCAGGGGCACTAACTAGCATTGTAGTGGAGCCGGTGGATACTTGATTAATATATATAGAATGGCCAAATCTAGAATTAGCAGCAGTATCGGCAGTCGTACCGTAAGGATTTACCAATACTAAATCAACATTAATTACACCAAATTCTTCGTCTCTACTGTTTATCTTAACTAAACCTTCCTTGACAAAAGATTTAATTTCTCCAGATCCCGTACTTAAAATTACGGTACCAGTTCCGATTGTTGTAGACCTAACAAAAGTAGCGTCCGGCGCACCGGCAATATATAATTTTTTATTAATGTCGTACTGTAATGAATATCCAAATTGTGTAGAGCTAGTACTACTACAATATTGTTTACTGCTGCTATTTAAAATGTAATCGTATTGTCGAGACCACACATTATTAATTTTATTGTAGACTTTAATTCGGCCCCAATTAAATGCATTCTCAAGTCTCCATCCCGGAGCTGATACCAACATAACATCACTGTTATCATTGGCATATATAGAAGAACCAAATTGTTGTCCTAGGGAGGCGGTAGACGCTGCATTAACGGTAGGTGAATAATTTTTAATTTTTTCATAAACTTGCCATTTACCATCAATACCAGTATCAATCCAGACTTTGTCTCCCGAGTTTAATTTCAACAAATCTGTAATAGTGCTCAGTTCATCGAGATTGTTGTACCTGGCGCTGCTAAATGTGAATAAAGAACCATAGTTTAATAGTTCTGCATTTTCAATAGTAGTTAGAGTAGAAGATACTGTAAATTGATTTAATTCAGATATTGAAGTAACAACATATACTCCATTAACTTGTTGATTAAATCTGACTATAGAAACAATATCTCCTGCTGTTAGATTATGATAACTGTCTGTAACAAATGTAATTTCGCTACCAGGGGCGCTAACATAAACACCTGTTATCTCTGCTAATTGTTTTACGTATCTATAAACTGTCCAATCACCATTTTCTAAAAAGCCTAACCATATGGTATCGCCTTCTTTTAAGATATGGTTATTTGCAATATCTAATAAACTATTTTTATTATAAGCCGTTGATGTAATGTCATCTAATCGAACATATCCTGCGGTTGTTAATTTTAAATTATTATCTTCCCATGTTCCTTTATAGGAATCAAATGTATTTGAAGGAACATAATTATTAGGTGTTAGTAGCAAAGAAGCCGATGTTACATAGTTAACCAAAGGAGCAGTAACAGTCGGAATGCTGTCAGTAAATTTAACGATATAGGGATTTTCTAGAGCAGTGCCCTCTGTTAAAGGAAATTCAATTTCATTAAATGAGTTGTAGCTCCCATACTGACCTACTCTAAATGCCCATTCTTCTTTAAAGGTAATATTCCCTTTATTTGTATTTTGAGCAGCCTTTGATAACTTATCAAGTGCGTTTTTTGTTCCTTTATCTTTAATAAATCCTTGATAGAATTTATACTGACTTATAGAATTAGTAAAAATATTATCCAGGTATGTCCTAGGAGTATATCCTGTAAGATGTTGTGCCAACCGCTGCTGACCAAAATCAAAGTTATCAATATCTAAACTGTAAAAGTCTTCAAATTGATTAATTTTATAATCAAAGTTAGGCAGCAATTGGGGGATTGGCTTGCTCGCCAATTGATCCCACTCTGTAAAATTAAATGTAGGGCTTGCAGATACTTTGGCCAACGCTTCGTAATATCTGCCATTATATCGAACAACTGTGCCGGGTAAGTAAGTTCCAGAAGCGGACCAATCTATGATTTTAACATTATCAAAAACAAATCCCGGACTAAACAAATCACCATTCCAATTTTTAGTCCTAAATCCTGATAATTTAATTCTTTGCTGTTTATATCCAGTCTCTACATCATATATAATGTCGTTAAACATTGTATAATTTTTAAAGACCATGGCATGCTCTTTTTGTACAGAATTAATAGTAGCAAAGAAAAGACCTTCATTGGGATCAGTAGTTTTAATTATGCAAACTGTATCTTCCCTAGACATAGTAAAGCTATTAATAGGATATGGTTTTCCATCTGCTTTTAAAAGACTGTATTCGTACTTGCTGGAATTAATATCATCTGCTACTGAATTAGGGAAACTATATTTGATATAATTTGCAAAAGGACTTAATGTAATTAAATTGTTTTCGGCCCAATTTTGAGTTGTCCAATACAAAAATTCTTTACCTGTAAATTTCCAATTTAACATTTCGTTTAAATCGGTACTGAACTCATCAAATATAAATCCTTCAGCTTCAAGGTACGCACCGTATCCAACAATTATATTATATACTTCTTGTACTGTGGATAATTCAGTGCCGTAAGGGATTTGTGTTATAGTTTTCTCAAAAGAAGATGCTAGTTTTGCTTCGGCGCCTCCTACAATAGGTAATCCGGGCAAAGGAACATACAATGTAGGATCAAATGTGGATTCAGCAACATGTCCTACTTTAACTCTGTAAAACTTATTGCCGTATCTAATAAGTTGACCTTGCTTATAATATCTAGTAGTGGGTCCAGATGCACTTGTTAAATCAACAGAACTTAATCCAGAATTTCCATTGTTAACAACATTTGACCAATCTGAAAATTCTTCTGATACGCCGCCCACTTTTACTGCACCTGTTGCGGCATTTGAGATAGGGTTAAAAATTTTAAAATATGGATTAGCTACATCATATCCTTTAATTACAAAATTACCGTTAGATCTTTGAACAATGATACCAGAAATTCTAGCAGTTTTAATAGGATTGCTTACATTTAATATTAAAGAATAATCTTCAGGAGGCAAAACTACACCAGGACTAGTTGATGCAGGATCAATAGAATCAATTGTAATTTGTAATTTTTCCTTGCTAGCAAACCCGCCTAGCTTGTGGAAAAGATTAGATTCTAAGTAAGTAAGATCTTGTTTTAATACATTGATATAGTTTTGATCTTTCTGATTACCTTTCTCAATAACATAAGATCCATAACCTGCAATCATAGAATCTGCATCGCCTTCAATGACCAGCTTTCTAGGATCTAAATAAAGACCAGTGGTAGTGTAAGTTACCTGGCCCAATGGGTTAATGGTTGTTCTACTGGTGTCATATAACGTAGAACAAAAATTTGTAGGGTCTAATAAGGCGGCAGTAGATATCAATGCAAACGGCCAAGCACTACTATTTCTCCATGCATTTTCAGCCGGACCCATATCACCAAATTTCCAACTGGCAAGTTTGTCTTGATAGTTACTTGCCGATACTAAAAACAACTCTGGGCTCTTTAAATTCCCCAATGCATCTACAGGAATAATATTACTTAACCCTTGACGAACATAATTTGTATCAAAAGTGCCAGTACTTGCGTTATAACCAAGTTCAATATCTGACCACATGACCGTATTGGCAGAGGTATATGGAGCCGGTCCATATATATTCTCCCACCAAATTGGTTTGGTTGTTAAACCTAACATTTCCCACGGTCTAATATCAGGACGCTGGGTATCATAAAAATATCTAAATAAATTCTTAGAGGTACCAGTCACTTCGCTATTAAACCATTTGTCGATACTACCTTTAAAATTCCAGGTCTTTGAATTACCAGAATCAAATGTAGAATTGGTCTTTACATCAACGTTGTTTATACCTGCCCATCTAGAAAAATCACTAATAAGGATGCTGTTTAAATCTTCAACAGAATATTTTGTATTTCTAAATGCGCCAGGTTGTATTGCAATAATATCAAATAATTTACTGTTGTATTGAACTTTAATATTATTAAAAATTCGTTGTTCAAATTCAAGAATAATAGCATCTCTATAATCGCCGTAGGCTTTTATGATACTACCGTCATGCCCTTTAATACATAATGTAGGAACAACATAAGAGGTATCTGTATAAATTTCAGGTACTGTTGCAGGATATAGTCCCAATTTACTAGGGGTAGGAGGTACATAACTTCCCAGTGTATTTGGATAACAATTAATAGATATAACGTCATTAACTAATAAATCTGTTAAGAAAATAACCGATCCATTAATATAACTAAATGTATAATCTACTCCATATGATTGCTGGACATTGTTCAAATAAACATTAACTGCTTTAAAACTTAATCTAGTCAGATCAAATTCAAATCCTATAGGATATTCAACATTGTTAATATCTCGAACAGTAAATGTTCTAACTGTTTTGTTTTGACCATAACCTAACATATCAGAACGCTGATACATTGATTTAATATCTTTGGCTCGATTTAAATTAGTTAAAATAGAATCCACTGCATCAATGGGAGATGCTTGGTTGTCAATTGCAATTAATGATCTTAAAAAATTCATTTTAAACTGACTATAATGATCGCCAGCTTGTCTAATTGCATCAACTAAATTATGTTCTTTCTTGCCAAGAAATATTTGTGCAAACGAAATAGGATTTGCATTAACTATTAATCGAGTCCCGTTCTTAGTATAGTTAACTAAATCTCTTAAATTTGAACCAGTATATGCAGGAATCTTACTTACCATTGATGACAAATGATCACCTAGTTCACTAAGTGTCATACTAGAAAATGTGCCATTCAATGGGTTATTAGTTAAACCAATAGGCGTTTCATAATAACCATTTAGATTAGGTTGTTGTGTTGTAAAAACTTTTATTACTATGACATCATTAATATATAATGTATCAGTAGTAATTGTAATTTCAGCCGAAGTTGCACTAATAATAGATGACAGTTTTTTACCGTTTTTATAAACTTCCACGGTCAGATCAGTAGTAACAATGGGTTTATCTAAACAAGTTAAAGTCAGTGTATTTGTTTGTTCAGCAATTGTCTGAATCTCAATAATAGGAATCTGATAGTCAGATGCCTCTACCCATACATTAATTAATTCATTATCTAATTTTAAATAGGTAACTGCTGCGGATATAGTAGTGCTTGCATTATTAGAAATAACAGAGATAGTGTCTGTCATAAAATAATTTTTAAATAGATAACTTCCTAATCCAATGCTATTTTGGTATTTTAAAGAAAATTTCAAAACTTTATCATATACAGTACCCAATTCATAACCAAATAATTTAGTACCCGTAAAGTTATTAATTTCTAAAGATTTAGTAAAACTTGTTCCGTCAGCCGTGAATAAATCAAATAACGGAGGCTGATTTACTTTGTCGTGTTGTTGTGCGTATATCCATTTAATATTAGTAGCATCAAAGTACCAGCTTGTCCCATAAAATTCGTTTCCAGAATTGATACTAATTGAATTATGATCAGAAGGAATCGCATCTGCTGCAGGAATAAGACGTAATAATGGGATTTCTCCTGCGGAGTTTATATCTATCTCAAAAATTCTACCCCTTACAGCATCATTTAGATCGGCATTAAAAATTACCCTATTTCCTTTTTGCAACAATGTACCGTCAACATAGAATCCAGGACTGCCGTCAACTTCAACAAATGCATCTCTAACAGAATTATCAATAACATCTATATTTTGATTACCAACTTTTCCAAAATTATATAATTGTAAATTTGGTCTAAATTCAACAATAGGACGTTTTGCTCGAGCCCCCAATGGATATAATGCAGGAACATTATTAATATTAGCAGTAGCTTCGATAATATCTCTATGGAACCATCGATTGTATCGAGACCATGGATTTAGATCTTTACTAGCTCGATTAATAGTAATATAATCGGGTTCAACGGGCAATCGCTTGTCTCCACCTGCATCAAATGGATAATTATCAAAATTAATACTATCAAATGTTTCGTCAAAACCTGTTGCTATTCTTGCCGACGAAGTTAATAATGAAAAATCAATTAGTTTAATAGATTGTCCGACTCCCTCTACAATATATTCTACATTTGATATAGAAATTTTCATACCGTTGCTTAAAGGATAACCGTTGCTCATAATATAAGACGGAGATCCAATAATATCATTTATATTGTCAGACTTTAAAAAAATAACGGTAGGGCCGACAGGAAGCCAATAATAGCTAGTATAGTTGACTAGTTTATCCCAGTCAATTAACGGATCATAAGAATAAAATTTAGATTTTAATAAGGTGTCGAGATTATTTGTTTTGCTACCTTGTATTCCCAATTCATTAATTAAATCATTATATGCAACAGCATCAGTAATATTTCCTAATTGATCTTTAAAAACTATTGCTGGCTCTAAACTATAATTTTTTCTCAAAGGGGATGAATCTTCGAGATAAGAATCCACCGCTGGACGATAATTGGGGGTAATTTTTGAACCAATATATCCATCAACCCGCTCAACTTGAGGCGTTTGAATAAGTTGATCGATAGTGCTAGATAAAAACTTAGAGTTTTTATCTGTCCTTATATACTCTGGTAATAAATTAACTGATTTCTTAATATCCGCCATGTTAGGTTCCGCTAGTAGTTACGATTGTTGATGTTGCTTTTAATTGAGATGCTGTGATAGCATCAATGATTTCTATATCTGCAATTTCGGCACCACTAATAAAAATTTCGTTAGATTGAGCAGCTACTTCATATAGACTGCCAAAACTACCAATGCTTTTAGGAGTGATAACAAAATTAGTTATGTCCGGAGATAATTGATTCATTACATAAGTTGATAATTCGCTAAAGTAGAAAGATTGGCCAAATTCCCAATTTTCTAATGCAAAGAATTCATTAATAGCTGATAAAATTCTAGTCTTTAAGTCATTGCTAGTAGTAGGCCTATCAGAATTTCTTACAGCCTTGAATTTTGCCTGCAGACTCGATGATGCTTGTCTGCCAAATAATACTTTGTATTTTACTGAATGAAAAATAATCTCATCACTAATGGCTTTAATTGGTTCTAAGTAATTAGAATAATTTTGTTCTAAACTATAGCTTGTAGGCGCAAGAGGTTCTGTAGGAAGATTTCCTGCTAACCAACTTCTAATCTCAGTGTCATATCCTGTAGTCAAAACATATATATCTATAATGTTTGACTTACTGGGATCAATTCGCCTTTCATAACCGCTATTATGAACATATTGAAATTTTAAATTAGAGCGGCCAGGTCTTGCAAAATACTGATCAGTATATATCAATGTTGCAGTAGTCTTGGACCAGTACTTAACTATATTAAGTGACGGATTGTAAAAATAAAATAAATCACCATCATTTACATCTGCAGTATTATATGTAGAGAAAAAATTGTTTTCAGTATCAAGAGGTACAATACCAGTCGTTAAATCGTAACGTAGTCCATCGCTTCTACGTTTAAAATATACAAAGTTTTTTTTAAATCCTGTAGCAGGATCAATAAAATTAGGATTAACAATGGTATTAAAAGAATCAGGATCTTCTATTTGTCCTGTATTATTATAATCGTAAAAACTAACTTTAATTTTCTTAGGGTTAACATACCCATCAGCTTCGATTACAGGGTTGTCTATTTGCCACGAATAGTCAGATACTAGTTTACTTGAATAGTTATTTCCTGCTAACCAGTTATTTGATACTTTTCTAAAAACAATTTTTGTGTTTGTATTAATATAATAATCACCATTGCTACCAATGATAGAAGTTGGATTTGTTGTATCTGAAAACCAAGATTTAGTCGATTCAGGTTCGGTGTTAATAGATAATACACTGATTTTATCTTTAATAACTTTGTTAGTAACAAAATCATAATTTACAGATGTGTTGTCAACATAAAAAGCTGTTTCAGCATTACTTTCAAATATAAAATTTAAATTCCTGTATCTTACTTTGTAATTTTTTCCTGTCCATACAAATGCAATAATCCAACTGGCGTCTGTGCCAGCATCGTCTACATTGCCCTGATTGATTAAATTAAAGGAACTAATTAAATCTAAGTTAGAATTTAAAATTATTTCCCACGATCTTGATTGCGCAGATATTGTTAAACCAAAATTTCTTTGACTCATACAAAGATTTGCAATTTCATTTTCTATAGAATAATTTAATACATGGGCATATGTGGGAATGACTTCTACAGGAATTGCTCCCTGGGGAACACGACTTGCAAAAATAACAGGACCAGTTCCGTCATCGAGTGCTCCTGCACCGCTATTACTACCATCACCTATAACTTGATACACCATAGACCAAATATAGTCTCGACCACCTGTTGGAATAATACCAGACGACGGAATTGTTATAAGCGCATTGTCTGCATCAAAATATTTTCCGGTAGTGGGATTAAATTTAACCAATGCTCCAGGGGTTAAGTATCTTAAATTTTGTTCTGAATAGGCTCCCACTGCCAATGCACCGTATGCATTAGTAAAATAACCTCTACTCTGTCCAGGAGTTTTATTAACTTCATTCCAAGTTAACAATAAAGAAGAAAGTTCAGGATTTGTAAAATTTGCTATATAAAAAGATTTTATGCTGTTAGATAAGACTACCGGAGCAAGTTGATTTTTAATAACTGCTAATACTTGATTTCTACTAGTAAATTCAAATTCAAAATATTCTTCTGATGATTCTTGATATAAGATACCGTCTGTTGCAAAAATATTAGTGCTACTATATCCGCCTGTTACATCAGAAAGATCAAAATATTTGCTCAGGCCGCTGCTAACTCTATTAACACTTTTAATTTTTAAAATGTCTGTGCCAGCTTTTAATGGAGCAATATTATAATCTTCCCCCGTAATCATTCTATTTTGTAGATAGTAAGATTGAGGAGCATTAGTTTGAATACTGGCGTTTGTTTCAGGTCCTGAACTATTACCAACAGTATATTGCAAGCTAAGTGTCATACTCAATGTATGAGGTTGATTTGCTGCATTTACATACGGTACTTGGATAAGAATACCGCTCATCTGTTCTGGCTTAATTACATATGTCTTTCCGTTACTCTGGCGATAAAATAATCGAAAATTACCTTTAGGTAGGTCGCCAAATACACCGTCGGCAAAGTTTAAATCTATTTGATCATTTTCTCTAGGAGTGACTGCATAGATGGTTCTTAGATCATTACTAAGACTGTTATAAATGACATTGTTAGTTCCGGATATTGTAGGAATATTGGTCCATAATGTAGAAAAGTTTCCATTCTTATCTAGTTGCCATAACCATACATCAGTATCATTGATGTCCGGGGTATTGATTCCTACAATTTCATTTGGTACAGGATGATCTAAACTAAACTGGGCCATACTAATAGAGCCCTGTTTGAACATTGTAAAGAATCCTGTATCTGCACTGCCAGATCCCTGATTATCATTTTTGTAAATTATGCTAAATTTACCTGCAGGCTTAGGTGCAGATTCATAAACGTATGTTTTGCCTGCAAAGGTACACGAAGGTACTTCAAAACTCATGTTGATACCGTTAACAGCTTTATTATAACTGAATAACGGTACATCAATCGTCGAGCTGTTAAGGTCATATTGTTCAGTTAATATGCCATCAATAGTAGTCCTGTCAGAAGGGACACCGAAATTAGAACTCATAGCAGAGTTCATAATGTTAATAAATTGCTGATACCAGTTTGAGTTAGTAGGATCGTTCCACCCTATTGTGGTATTAGCTAAGTTAGTACCGTTAGAATCAATCACACTATCAGTGGTAGAAACAGCAGTTACTTTTAAGAACCCATGTGCAGGGGTATTCCTTTTAGGGTGATAACTGATCAATTGTGCTAGACGTAGAATACTATCGCGGCGCTGGGCAGTTTCTAAGAAGTTTTCTCGGGCGTTTAGATCAATACGGAAACTTAGGTTCTGTCCCAAATATGCAATTAGATCAATAAGGGCAACATATTCGCTGCTGTCAATAAAGTCGTTGAAATCTTCAGGATAATTTTCCTGAAGATATTGAATCATTGTTCTTCTTAATGTCTCAAAATCATAGCTTTTGAAGTCAGCATTGCGGAAAGATTGATAAATCTTTTTCCAATCTTCGCCGACTAGTAATTGGGTGTTAGTTGAAGGAATCATAATTCTGCTCTATACCATATTTATTAAAAAAATTAACCGCATATATTATTGTAGTACTAGGCCAATTTTCTGGTCAAAGGCCATTCGTAATGTTGAGGATTGGTCTGTATTTTTCATCGACAATGCAACTTCAATAAGGTATCCTTGTGGATATTCTGTAATTTGAATTTGTGTGGGATATACTCTAGGATCTAGATTACATATATCTTCAACATCCTTAGTTAATGCCATCTTAATCTGAGGAGTAAGAGGTTCCATTAATACATCCCAAACAATACTACCAAAGCTAGGGTTCATTACACGCTGACCTTTACGTGTATTAAAATGGTTAAGGATGTTTTGTTTAATTAAGTCAAAGTCATATAACTTAGAGGATCTATTGTCAGGATCGACGGTACTGAACCCTTTGTAATAATGAGTTAATACGTCAGTATGCTGGCTGCTGTAGTTCTGAACATTAATTTCTAAATTCTTGTATGGCATGGTATATTTATTTTCCTGCAGAACCAGTTTTTACAGGGTTGCCGCTGCCATCAGAGACAATGCCACCTGAGCCTGAACTTACAACATTTCCTTTTAATTGTCCCAAGAAACATTCATAATAGCCTTGCTTCTTAGCATGAATATCTGGAGTACAGAATCCTACTGCTTTATAACCTTCTTCAAAATAATCAGGTCCAGGATTTGTATTCAATGTTTTTAATCTAGGATGTGTTAAGAAATAGATAACAACAATCTGTCCAGCTAGAGCCGGATCATTGACTAGTTCTGGGTTATCAACCAATGCCGTTGGGCTACTTACTAGACCTTTTTCATATAACAACTTGCTAAACTTAGTGTAGTTAGCGCGGCCGGTTAGACCAATATATCCGCGACCGATATACTTTAAGCCGTCGCCTGGCTGTGTATTGCCAAGTCCTTTACCCTTAGCTGTATTGTATCCATATAGGAATTCAGGTAAGCTATTGCCAGGGTTACCTGCATATTTCTGAGCTAATTCTTTGTCACCTTTAAACACACTAGGGAATACTTGTAGCAATCTATCTGCTTGGTAGTTAAAGTTTTCTACAACCAACTTCCATAAACTTTCTCCTCCGGCAACACCCAACATTGTAGCAATTTGATAAGGATTAGTTATTCCTAATTTTGCACAAGCATCTTTGATTGCTTTAATACCTGCTTGACATTGAGGTAAGTTAATCTCTTTTGACCTAGTCGGATCGCAAGTACCTGGTTGTATTTCAGGTTGGTTAGCAGGTTCTTGAGTTCCGCTTGCCGGATTTGGAGGAACACCCTGAGCACTTCTATCAGCTAATGTTACATCAGTTGCAGCAGAACTAAATTTTGTAGGATTAACGTTTTCATGTTGTGGCCAAGGTTCGTGTGTTGGAACACGTTGCATAATTGTTTTAATAGTTCCGGTATTGTAAAACTTGCCATCGCTCCATCCATACGGAACTTGTTTATCAGGTAAACTATTGATTGTTAAATGTGCAGGGGTAGAGGCTGCAGAAGCAGTTGCAGGAGCTGCTGCACTAGGACCGTTTAGATGAATATTTGAACCCGATACTAATATATTACCGTTAGCTCCTAGATTCATTACGCCGCCAGTGCCTATGTTAATATTGCTGTTACTTGCCAAATTAATAGTAGCGGCCGCGGATAGTTTTATATCACTAGCCACATCAAGATCAAAGCTGCCACCTGTAGTCAATTTAATTGAATCTCCTACAGTTTCGTCTTTCGTTCCTCTAATTGCAACCTTTTGGTCAGCATCTACAATAAGATATTGATAACCTCCAACGTTAGTTTCCATATTCTTGCCAGCACGCATATGAATATTCCTACCAGCTTCAATATTAACATCACGATCTGCTCTAAAGTTAAAATCTGCCTCAGTATGAATGCTAACGCTATCGGCTGCATAGATATCAATCTTGCCGGCACTAGTCATTTCAATCCACGACGTACCTTTGCTATTACCTATATAGATTAAGTCATGACTATTATGTAAAAGAATTTGATGACCTGTTCTAGTTCTTAATCTAACCAACTCATTCTGTCCGTTTACATCGCCGTCATCCATTACAAAACTACTGCCGCCCAGTCTACTAACTGGTGCTCTAGAATTTTCTTCATAACCTAACTTACCACGTTTTGCACCTGGACTGTCGTCAAGAGGGCCAGGTGTGCTAATACCAAATACTCCGCTAGGTACTTCTCGACGAGCACTACTAGACGTAACACCTCGAACAGTATCTAACAATAATCCCTGTTGTACTAATCTATCAGCAAAAGGATGTACAGGTTTAGCAAATCTCTCAACATTAGGGTTATCTAACTTTTTAGATCCTTTGTGAAACTCTGCAACTGGCAAATAATCTGTACCATATTTTCTTCGTTGTTCTTCTGTGACAGCAACTTGTTTGCTAGCAGCAATACCGGGTACCATATGATTCTGAAATACATCATGTACACATCCCATGAAGAATCCCTGATTAGGATCTCCATCAATAAAGATAACCATTACTGTTGTACCAATGTCTGGGGGAATAGCCCAAAAACCATAACTCTTTTGTACATCGTTAAAGTCGCTACTATTAGTGCCTTCGTGTCTAATAGAAGTATTTCCAGCAAAGGGACTTAGATATCGAACAACATAAGTTTCACCCTGCGATTGTGTAGAACTCGGCATCCCTTTTATCAATGCAACTTCTATACTGCCCATGTAGGTAGGGTCAAGGTGGTTTGTTACTTCCGCTAGAAACGGTCCAGGTGAAGGTAACTTAGCCGTTTGTCTTTTTTCAAAACCCATATTTTATCCTAAATTAAATTTTCCATTAACTAATTTGTCTAAGGGACTATTACCCAAAGAATTACTGCCAAATTTAGCAGTTACAGATCCTATTACGTTTTGATCTATCACCGGTAGTTTACCAGTTAATTGTGCTATTTGAGCGTTAGCAGTTCCTAATTTATCTTTTATAGAATTTACATCAATCGAATTAAACTGCCCTGGTATGTTTGAGAAAGGATTTATCTGCGATGTTGGAATATTATTCAATGCCGCAGTTAATGATTCTGTAGGAATTAAATTAGAAGACAATTCTTTAACGCTACTAACTCCATACAAGTTAGCAAGGCCTGTGACACCTCTCTTGGCCGCTACTTCTTTAACATAGGCATTATCGACTATAGGAGCAGGTGCTGTTGTATAAGGTGTTGTTGGAGGTAAGTTTTTAATTTTGCTAGGTGGCAAGTAATCAACAACTACTCCTGCTGCTGCCGCTTGATTTAAATTAACACCTTCTGGTAGATTAGATCCAAAGCTGCCAATTTGATCAAGAGATTTACTTTGGAAGACATTACCTAAGCCTGATAGCTTAGACGGGTCGAGCCCTACTTGAGCAGCAATGGCTTTAGGATCAGCAGGAGTACCTGCAAAAGAAGATATTTTACTACCAATATCTTTAATTAAGTTTCCTGCTCCGGCACCTATACCGTTAACAATGCCAACGGCTGATGTTCCTAGTTCTTTTCCTGCACCTATAACACTGCTAACTGTATCTGATGCAAGTTTTGAGGGATCAATATTGGCACCAAATTTAATTCCTAATGCTGTGGGATCACTAACTGCTTTATCTAATTTAAGAGTAGCTCCTTCTCCTATACCAGAACCTTTATTTGACTTATTAAGTGCTGTCGCAATCGAGCCACCTAATATAGTAGCTGCTATCGCACCAACTGCACTCTTTGCAGGAATAGTTTTAGATAATACCCCTGTTGCCGCAGCAATAAGAGCAACTGATCCAAGACCAGTTTGATTAATATTGCCTAATCCGGAAGAACTTAATCTAATGTTAGAGGCAATATCAGAGGGCAATGCTTGGCCTATTACAGAAGAACCTGATAGTAATTCGCCAGTCTTAGAAACTCGGCCGGGATTTTGCATTAGTAATGCACCGACTGTGCCGCCTAGGCCGCCGCTTGCTGCCGTAAAATTACTCAACTGCCCAGGTAGGCCAGGGCTAGGCAATCCTCGATCAAGCTGTTCCATTGCAGTGCTTGAATCTAAACGTTGGCTAGGATTAAATGCTCGAGTAGTATCAGGTACTACTCTGTTCAAATTGTTTGGTAAAGTTATTATTACATCTGCAGGATCGCTTGGCTGAATATTTAAATCTAATATCTGTCCAGGTTTTCTTATAATTTCTAAACGTTGTTTAAAGACTCCGTCTTTAAACATGTTAGTAGCTTTGATAATTTGATACACTCCGCTGAAGGGGATTAATTTAGGATCAAATTGCATTATTCCTGTTTCAGGATCTATATCAACTGGGTTTCTAAAATTAATTCTAATTAATACTTCACCCTGTAAGTGGTCAACTTCACCTTCTTTGGTGTTGCCTCGGCCATCGGGTGTTGTATTAAAATTTCCGGTGCCGCCTGTTGCTATATAAAACGGATCTCCAAGAATTTCCATTTCACCAGTAATCATGCTGGCTTTAGAATTAGTAATTGCCTCGTGCATTTTTTTAGCAAGAGTTCCGTAAGGATCATTTAACGGTTGACCTGCTTGGCCGCCCTGTGACTGAACCGGAGTTGGTTCTACTTTACTGGGAGGTGTGGGAACTTGTTGCTGTTTTTGAGTATCAGTGGGCGTTCCACTTGATTGTTTAGTTACAACATTATCACTTGGGCCGGCACCAGTTTTAGATGACGGAGTATCTTTATTACCAAACGATGCAGGAACTGCTTCAAAGAATAATGTATTAAAATTTAATTTAAAATTTATTATATCAACATTTTTGCCAGTGTATATATAGTTGTATTCTCTATTACAAAGTTTAGTTAATTTCTTATCGTCAATTTGTTCTTGACCATAAGTCGGAATCCTGGTGTAATGTAGCTTATACTCGGTGACTACATAGGTAAAATTCTGAAATGGTTTTTTACTTGTTTCATCAATTGCATCTAGATTAGTTACCTCAATCCTAATCATAAAGTACTTAACCATTCCAAACTCGTCGATGTTTTTCTTTACATCTTTTAAAATATTTCTAACATATTCACTATCTCTGATCACAGAAGTAATAGCTTCATGAATATTCATACCTTCTGCAAATTGTACTACTGTTTTACCGGGGGTGTATTTTATTGCTTCGGGTTCTTTGGCTTGTTTTTCAGCACTAGGTTGAGTACTACCTTCTTTTTTATACGCAGTTGCTTTCTCAGTAGTTCCTGGGTCAGCCATTTTGTATAAGGCGTTGTCTTTTAAAATTTCTAATAATTTTGATTCGCCAATTTTATTTTCAGGAGTATCTTTCCATCCTTCTTTTTCATCTCGGCTAGGAAACTTAATAGCATATATATTGTGTTTATTACCTAAAGAAACTTCTTTGCCGTCTTTATCTGACTTAGAAACTTGTTCGTTGACATTTTTAATCATGTCGTTAAGGATTTCTTTAACTGTAGTTCCCGACATCTTAATGGGTTTCTTAACGACATTAGGTTCTCCGAAAGCACGCTCATTAAACGGAACCGCACTACACTTATATCTAGTTCCCTTTTCAGTAATATCAACTTCGAGATTAGTCAAACCAATAGGAAAATATCGTTCTGTCTTTTCAATTTTTTCTGGATCACCAAACTCTGATAAGTCATCATCCGGGTATCCCCAGAATTCCATTTTTAAAACAAAGCTGGCTTGTAGATAAGAAGGATATCCAGCCGCAACTGAAGCAAAATGCAATGCTTCTATAAATCCATTAACACTGTAAGGTTCGATGACATCAAATTTAATCTGAGTAGGCAGCGTAGCACCACCATTTTCGCTAAAAGCCATCAATGTTTCTATTTCAACGTTTTCAATAAACATATCAAAGCGGCCGGGGCTTTCAGAATTAAATCCGTTTAATAATTCACTACCGTAATTTTTTAACGGAACACTCTTTTGTTCATCAGTTAAATCAATACGGCGAGGGTCTCTAGCAGCATAATCAGACCTTGATTTTTGTGTTATTTCATCTGGAGTTGCTAAAGTAGCAGCATCACTACGCATAATTGCATCACCTTTGCCTCCAGATTTTAAAATAACCAAATCTAATTCACTTGTTCTATAGGCTTTAGGATCTTTTAAATAATTCTTTTTTAATCCAGCAAGAGTAAAACTATAAGTTACTGACCTATAAGAATTTAACGCATTGGATTGACCGGAGGCAGCAACTTTAATCTTGCCATCCATATCAGCAGCAGAATCACCGTTGGGATTCTTTTTAGGATCGTCTGTTTTTCTTTCTAACTCGTCGGAGTACCAGTTGTCATCATACCCGCCTTGATCGCCCATTGCTGTAACAGCCATATTACACTACTCCTAGCACTCGTTGCAATGTTGTTTCTTTAGGTAGGTAAATTTTAACACCTGCTACCAGATCAAATACAGGATCTTTAATTACAGATCTGTTTCTAACTGCAAACACCCACCATAACTTATGGTCTTTATATAAATCATAAGCTAACAAATCAGGACGATGTTCGTAAGTAGCAGTCACTTGAAATAAAATGTCGTCACGTTCTTTAGGAATATCTCTAAAATTAATAACATCAAGATAGTTGTTTACAATCGAAGTGTTATAATACGGACTTGTTTTTGTATATATTGTCATTATAGATATCCTCGATTTCTAAACGAGCCTTCATTATATTCTGATACTGAAAATTGTTGCATTTCGTTTCTGCTGTACATAGGTATGCAGGTTAAATTAAACGTAGACATTGCAGGAACAGCAGTAGTTTCATATAATGGAGTTTGATCAGATCCTCCAAGGGCTGCTCCTGGATTAATTGTAAAATAATCAACAGTATTAGGTAATTCAACTCTAAAACTAGATATAGCAACTGGTATATTATGAAACATCATATCCCCGTGAGCATATAATCTACAAACAGGAGGAGGGGCACCTGCGTCGGGGTCGGTACCAAATCGCATCCTTGTAAGAGATTTTAATAAATGCATTGTACAGATATACATATCTGCATCGTCTGCATTTTCTACAGAGAATTGACCAGCAATTGATATTGATCCAATACTACTTTTTTGATAAAAGTTAATTGCAAAGTTAGAATGCAGAGGTTGTTGTCCAGAATAATCTGCTTTGGCTTCATAACTAATAGTAGGAGTATAAGGAAATATAATTCCTCCAGCATTAAAAATTGCGTTATTTGGACCAGCTAGCATCGGAGTAATATATTTTGGAGGAACTAGGATTCTTGCTCGTAAATCTTTACTTTTATCGCCGGGGCCCATGCCTTTAAAATTAACTCGGGCGCGAGGTGGAACTTTTAATTTAGCACCAGCTGGTACACCAGGTACTGTTCTCTCGCCCAATGGATTATCAATTCGTCGAGGATCTGTTGCTGCAAATGCAGCAGAACTTTGGCCGGCTCCGGCATTACTAACAATATTTCCAGGGTTAGCATATTTGGCAGCAGTAGCTATTTCAGATGCAGGAATATTAGCTATAACATTTCCTTGTTCATCATATTGGATGGGCATTCTATAATTCCTCGTATAGTATATTTAACCAATAAATAAAACGCTCTTATAATGGTTGACATTGCCATTCCTACAATGCTATAATGTCTTAACAAGGATAATAATAACAATGACCGTAAGTTTAATTCCCACAGGAAGAAAAGTAAAATACCTAAACAATAGAGATTTATTAGCAGAAATTCATAGGAGCAAGTGTTCTTTTTCAAGTTTTCTAAAACCAGAATACAGCCAACATGACATAATTCTAACCAATTTGGATAAAATTAACATTAGAACTATTGCAGATGCCAAAAGAGCACAGGCCAAAAGGATAGGCATTGCAGCATTTGCAGCCGCAAGGGCAACAGGTGATAAAAAAGTTAGATTAATTGAGTGTACACCTGATTACACTACAGTTGCTAAAACAGATATTGTCATTCGAATTATGACATTCGATCATATTCCGCTAGCACCGGGTCGTAAAAAGACTGTCAAAAGTACAGCAGACGGGCACGATAAAGTAAACTTTCCTCCATTCCAGCATTGGAAATTTGATGATGCTGGAGAATTAACGTGCGTAGGTAAGAGTCATTGGAAAGGTCCTTTAGACACGGGACATTTTTCTAAAGATCACGGTCGACTCACTGAAAATTTAGGTAAGATGTATATCAAACTAAGCGAACGATATGCACAACGTAGCAACTGGCGTGGTTATACCTATGTGGAGGAAATGCGGGGGCAAGCAATTTTACAGTTATCACAAATTGGTCTACAGTTTGATGAATCTAAATCTGAAAATCCTTTTGCCTATTACACAGCCGCAGTGACCAATAGCTTTACTCGTGTACTGAATATTGAAAAGAAAAATCAAAATATTCGTGATGACATGCTTGAAACACACGGACTAACTCCAAGTCTTACAAGACAAAACCAACAAGAGTATGCAGAGGAGAATGCTCGCCAAGCTGAATTGTATAAAAACTTCCGTATGCCTAAGAGTGAGGAAGATGCAATTGATGATTCTGAAGAAACTAATCTTTGACTTTGCTCAATCTAGAATGTAAACTGTTAGTAGGAGAATAACTTATGAACCTTTTTAAGAAGGTAGCAGTCTTTACAGATCTGCACGTCGGCCTTAAATCAAATTCAACGACCCATTTAAGAGACTGTGAAGAATTTGTAGATTGGTTTATCGAACAAGCAAAAGAAAATAACTGCGAGACTTGCATTTTTATGGGTGATTGGAGTCACAATAGGAATAGTCTCAATCTTGTCACTCTCAATACATCACTGACTTTATTAGAAAAGTTAGGTCAAGGGTTTGAAAAGTTCTATTGGTTTCCAGGTAATCACGATTTGTTCTATAAAGACAAGCGTGATATCCATAGCAGTGCGTTCGGACGTCATGTCCCCGGTGTGACTGTTGTCGAGGGTGTAACAACTATTGACGGAGTCACGCTTGTTCCGTGGCTAGTAGGAGATGAGTGGAAATCGATGAAGACACTTGACAGCAAATATGTGTTTGGGCATTTTGAATTGCCCTTATTCTACATGAACGCCATGGTACAAATGCCCGACCACGGTGAGCTTAAAGCTGCTGACTTTGGAAAACCAGAGTACGTATTCAGCGGACACTTTCATAAACGACAAAGCAAAGGCAACGTACATTACATTGGTAATGCATTTCCACATAACTTTGCCGATACATGGGATGATGATCGCGGCATGATGACACTCGAGTGGGGTGGTAAGCCAGAATATATCAATTGGGATAATGCTCCTAAGTACAGAACTATTAAACTTAGCGAATTAATTGATAAAAAAGATGAAATTATGAAGTCAAAGATGCACTTTAAAGTGAATCTAGACATTGATATTAGCTATGAAGAAGCAAACTTTATTAAAGAAACGTTTGTTGCTGACTATGACATCCGTGAAATTAGTCTCATTCAGGATAAAACTAACCTGGACGGAACTATTGATGATAACCCAGATGCTACATTTGAAAGTGTTGATCAGATTGTATCCGAACAATTGATCAACATTGAATCTGAACAGTTTGATAAAAACGTGCTACTTACCATCTATAATAATCTATGAGCTTTAACATCAAGACAATCACAGTTAAGAACTTTCTTAGCGTGGGAAATCAGACACAGGCTGTTGATTTTGACAAGCAACATCTAACATTGGTACTGGGATCTAACTTAGATCTAGGCGGTGACGACACAGGATCGCGCAATGGTACCGGCAAAACTACAATGATCAATGCATTGAGTTATGCATTGTACGGGCAAGCCCTTACTAATATTAAAAAAGAAAATTTAATTAACAAGACCAATGGCAAATCCATGTTGGTCACAGTTGAGTTTGAGAAGAATGGCGTCATTTATCGTATCGAGCGGGGTCGCAAACCTAATGTTCTTAAATTATATGTCAACGATCAGGAGTTAAAATCTAAAGATTCAGAGGATGATAGCCAAGGCGATAGCCGTGAAACACAGAAAGCAATCGAGCAGATGCTGGAAATGAGTCACACTATGTTCAAGCACTTGGTTGCACTGAACACTTACACTGAGCCGTTCCTATCTATGAAGGCTGCGGAGCAGCGTGAAGTTATTGAACAACTATTGGGTATTACTTTACTAAGTGAAAAAGCAGAAGCACTTAAAACATTAATCAAAGAAAGCAAAGATTCTATACAGATTGAGACAGTTAGAATTGATGCTGTTAAAGGTGCAAATGAAAATGTGCAAAAAAGTATCGATAGTTTGCACTTAAAAAGTTCAGCATGGGAAAATAAGCACGACAGCGAACTAGAAAATCTAGGTCGTGCCATTGTTAATCTTGAAGCTGTTGATATTGAAGCAGAGTTATCAGCACATATTGCATTGCAACAGTGGACAGAGAACAATAATAAGCTACGCGACCTAACTAGACAACGTGCAACATTGGAATCTGCTGTAGGGCAAGCTGAAAAGACTCTTAAGAAATATAAAACAGAGTTAGAAAGCCTTGGAAATAAAAAGTGTCATGCTTGCGAGCAAGAACTTCACGACCACAAGCACGAAGAAATGACTGCTACTGCTACGCAGCATTACGACGAAGCCTATGAATACTGGCAGAAGATGCGGGCACAACTTAAACAGATAACAGAAGAAATTGCTGCTGTTGGTGAGTTGCCACACAAACCTTCTACTTACTATGATACAGAAGCAGAAGCGTTGGGTCATAAAAATAATCTTGCCAGTTTAGAAAGATCATTAGACGCAAAGGTTGTAGAAGCCAATCCTTATAATGAGCAGATCGAAGAATTGAAAAAGACTGCGATCCAAGAAATCAACTGGGGCACTGTTAATTCACTAACTAAGCTAAAAGATCATCAGGAATTCTTGCACAAACTGCTGACAAACAAAGATAGTTTTATCCGTAAAAAGATTATCGATCAAAACTTGAGCTACTTGAACAAGAGATTGAGCTACTATATTGATAAACTGGGTTTGCCGCATCGTGTTATTTTTCAAAATGATCTAAGTGTTGAGATTACGCAGTTAGGACAAGATTTAGATTTTGATAATTTAAGTCGTGGTGAGAGAAACAGATTAATTTTATCTATGAGTTTTGCTTTCCGAGATGTTTGGGAAGGATTATATCAAAGCATGAACTTATTGTTCATCGATGAGCTTGTAGATGCTGGCATGGATACAGCGGGGGTGGAATCTGCACTGGCTGTATTGAAAAAAATGGCCAGAGAGAGAAATAAGAATATATACTTAATATCGCATAAAGACGAATTAGTGGGCAGAGTTAATAATGTACTTAGAGTTATTAAAGAAAACGGTTTTACCAGTTACTCAAACGATGTAGACTATGTCGAATGAAGAGATAAACAAGTATAAGGAACTGTATAGTCAACTGATTAGTGAATTAGTTGGCTTGCATAATACCCATGCTTCGTTTGTTAGGAATGTTGGTAGAGATACCGGCAATGCTTGTAGGAGACATCTGAGAGCAATATCAAATATTGCCACTGAATTAAAAAGACAGGGGCAAAAAGTTGGAAAAGAAAGCACAGCTAATAGAAGAGCTGAGAAGAAAGCTGCAATAGCAGAACAAGCAAGGCTTAACGCTATACCAAAAAAACGAGGCCGTAAGCCAAAAGGAACTATAAAATGAATGATACTAATACACAATTACAAGCAACCTTTGCAGAATTCTTAGCTGAAGATGCAAAATTTACAGGTGGTAACTCTGCCGCTGGCACACGCTCACGCAAGGCTCTAGCAGAGTTAAGCAAGTTAGTTAAAGCCCGCCGTAACGAAATCACTGCCGAGAAGAATGCTCGCAAGGAAGCCAAGGCAACAAAATAATCAATGACTTGGACCTACAAAGGCTCTATAGTTAACGAACTTCCTGAAGATTGTATCGGTTATGTTTACTGCATAACCAATATAACCTCAGGACGCCAATACATTGGCAAAAAATTAGCAAAATTCTCTAAAACGACCTACAAGACGATCACGTTGAAGAACGGCACAAAAAAGAAAAAGAAGATTCGAAGCAAAATCGACAGCGACTGGCAGGAATATTACGGGTCCAGTCCTAATTTAACAGCAGATATCAACACCCTAGGCAAAGACAACTTCTCTCGCGAAATACTATACTATTGTAAATCCAAAGCAGAAACATCTTACATTGAGGCCCGCGAACAATTCGACCGCAAAGTATTAGAATCCGACGATTACTATAACGGACATATCCAAGTCCGTGTCCATGGCTCTCACATAAAATCTAAAATTTAATCTAACACCAAAGGTTGGCGGGCCAGTTTGTAATACCGCTGTGGAAAAACTGGGGAATAACCAGACACGTAACATGATGATGCACTCCCGTGGGTATATCCCACCAGCCTGAAAAATTGGTCGCGAGTCTAAGAGCACGAACCCTACGCTCAACGCATTGTCATAGTATGAATGTTAGCATACGAAAAACCGTGCTATAAACACTTAGACACTAGGAACGAGGTCTAAGACGCATTATGCGAGTCGATGTAGGTTGGGAAAGATCAGAGCCCATTAGCATTACGGTAAAAACACCTATTTCCAATGTCTCGGCCTGTGATAACTCACATGAAGACAAAAAGCGGAACCGCTCAAAACGGTTCCGTCTGACCAAAATAATCTACATGAATTTAAAAAGCTTCGCTGAAACAATTGCTTCAAGTAAGAGCGTAAGCGATTACGAAGAAGCAAATGAGCGTCAGCTCATTATAAATAAAAGAAACAACTTCTTAGGAAATCCCTTTATGCGTATCACTGAATTAATAATTGAAAACAATCAAATAGATGAAATATCTCTTAAAGGTATCGGTCAAGGTCTAAGCAAGGCTGCTGATGCAGTTGGAGGTGCTGTTGGTGGCGTGCAAGGACAATGGGCTGGAATGCAAAATGTATATAATCAAAAAAGAGATAGAGTGGCGGCTGTAGCTCAAAGAAATGCAGAACAAGCAGGTGGTTATAAAAAGCCCGCCGCACCAGTTGTAGCACCTACTCCAATAGCCGCTGTTCCTCCTACTGCACCAGCAGCTAATGCGGTGCCTAACAGTGGAACAATGTCAATTAATGGCAACAAATTAGATCCTAAGAATCCAGCTGATGCTAAAATAATTGCTCAGATACAGGCACAAGATGCACATAATGCTACCCAACAGGCTGCTCCACAACCAAGTGCAACTGCGGCACCGAGTGCCCCTCCTCGTCGTCTTGTAGGTCCAAAGGGAGTAGCCGCTGTTGAAAAAGCATACAAATCTTTACCAGATCCGCAACGTAGTCAAGCAAGACAAAGCATTGCAGCGATTGACGCAGGAGTTAAAGAAAGTTTGACTGTTGGTTATAAAAGTAATTTTCTAGGTCTAGTAATTTAAAAGAACGGCATCTGCGTTTCTTTGGTCATTTCTAAATTACCTTCAATAATCTTAGTAAGCAGTTCTCTATCTTCAGGCGATAATAAAAATGCCTCTGAGAAACTTAGACCACCTCTCATATACCAAGCGAATCTAAAAAGTTCTTCTTTTAAGGCTTTTGTATCAGTCTCGTATTCTTTTATGAGCTTATTGATACCATTAGTATCAAGATACAAAAGCCTTATACGAAAAAAGTTGCAGGATCAAATACTAATGGAACGTCAATTGTTTCACCAGTGATGCCATTTGCCCTCATTTCGTCAGTAACTTGAACAGTAATTGGTTTTAAAGAATTTATTTCTCGCAATTGTTCAATGTGATTTTGAACAATATTAAAAATATCTTTGTCGGCATTGTCAATAAATTCTTTAATGTGCCTTGGATCTTCAGTGCCGCCGTTAGTTGAATCTATTTTGTAAATGCTTTTCTCAACTATACCAATGGTAACATCTGATAGCTTGCTAAAACTTTCTTTAAATGCAGCAATTTTGTCAGCTTCACTCATTGCAGCATCGTTGGCAATTTGCAAAATCTTTTGAGTTTCAAATGTTTTTACAGCACTTTCACTGATCTGCTTGTAGTTCAAAGGACGAACATACACAGTTAGATCTTGACTTACCTGTACAGCACTTTCCCAGGTAATGTTTTGCATTAACGAATCCATTATGGTACGTAGATCCGTTGTGTATTCCATTTCAATATCTTCTCCAAACGTAATAGGAGTTGTCATCTTTTCACCATAGGTTGCCAATCGAATTGCAATTAACAACACATCTAAATCGATACTGGGCACCATCCATGCATTTTTAATATTTGGAATACAATGTTGGATAACATCTACAACGGCCTGCCCGCTCATTACAGCATCTGGAACTTTAAGCATTAGTTCGTCTTTGGCAGTCATGGAAAACACGGGTAGTTCTCCATTTTCAGACATTTCTAAACTGCCTGCTGGCCAAAATTGTCCATTGCTGGGCAAACGAATGTAGATTTTTGGTTGCCTCATGAAAGAAGCAAGCGGGTTTGGTTGTATGTTGGTTAGGTTAGCTACCATAATTTTATCTCCGATAAATAAACAATGCGATTAGACCATATATTTATCTACGCAGATAACCACTAAAAAACAATGGCAGAAGTCACCGGATCAATAGGCAGCGAAGAAGTAGTACTGAATAATGCGGCTACTGAAGCTACGCTACGGCTGATACTTCAAGCATCTCTTGCAACTACCAAAGCACAAAAAGAAGCTATTAAAGAGCTGGCAACTAAATCAGGACTAGATCCTAAGATAGTTGAGCAGATGAATACCAATGCTAAACAGTCTTCGGGAATGTTTAGCAACTTATCCACAGTAGGTTGGCAAACTGCTGATAAGATTCGAACATTGGACAGAAGCATTTCTCCGTTGGTTGATAATTTAACCAAAGGTACTGCTACTCTAGGAAATGTGTTTGGTGCGTTTGAAGCAATGCCCGGAATACTGGGTGTATTTGCCACAGCACTAAAACGTGTTTCTGATTTTCAAGACGAAAATATGAAGATGTACCAGCAGGTAAGTACATCTGGTGTTAATTTTGGTGGTAGTTTGACGCAATTGCGTCAAGCTGCTCTCAGCACTTATATGACATTAGATCAGTTTTCTAGCATGATGAAAAACAACGGTGAAGTGTTTGCCAAGATGGGCGGCACCGTTAATCAAGGTGCTAAATCGTTTGTTAAGGCCAGCAACACTTTGTTAAGCAGTGACGCAGGTAATAATTTAAGAGCATTGGGCTACACTACTGAAGAAGTTAATCAAGGAATGTTAAATTACATTTCATTGACAGGTGGTCGTAATAGACAAGAGATGCAGGACACTGCTGCTCTTACCAAAGGTACTACACTGTATCTAGAAGAATTAGATCAGCTGGCTCAAATTACAGGCAAGAGCAGAGAAGAGCAGCAAAAGAAATTAAAAGAAGAAATGGAAGAAGCAGAATTCCAACTGTTCCTTGCAAGCAAATCAAAAGAAGAACGTGAATTAATTGAACAGAACGTTAAGCGAGCTACATCATTATATGGAAAAGGCGGTGCAGATATTGCCAAAGCCAGTGCAATGGGTGTTGCAGTACAGGGAGAAGCAGGTAAAAAATTAACTGCACTTAGCGGACAAACAGCCGATTCTATAAAAAGAGATCTAGATCTAAGACGTACCTACGGTGCAAAGAGTCAAGAAGTTCAAGATAACGAAATTAAAGGCAGACAATCTAATGCTAGAGATCTAGGCAGACTCGCTGGAGCAGTGGGCTCGTACAGTGGTGTGCTAAAAGGCAACGAAGATGCAGTTAAACTGGCTGCAAAAGATAGAATTGCAGGCGAGCAAGCAATTAAAGAACAATATTCTGAAGCTGCTAAAGAAACAGCAGAAAGAAAAGAATCTGAAGCAAAAGATGCGGCAAAATCTCAACAAGCTATTCAAGAGTTTGGCCAAGCAATAATGAAATTAATTGCACCAATTGTACAAGTATTAACTCCGGTAGTTAATGCACTAGCCACAATTATTACCAAAGTTGTAAAAGGGTTTGACATTATTACATTTGGCTTTGGGGGATTTGTTATTGCATTGGGTGCTGCTGTGCTTGCTATTAACAATTTTACTGCTGCTAAAACAGCAGAAGCTGCAAAAGATGCTGCTAGTGGCGGATTAGGTGACTTACTTGATAAAACAGGTAAGGGCGATAAACCTCCTAAGGGCGGTGGAGGTGCAGGAGGAACCGTAAAAAGATTTCTTAAAAGCCCTAGTGTGATTGGTACTGTACTCAGTGGATTAATGCTAGCTAGTGATCTTAGCGATATTAAAAAGCAAGAAAAAGAAGGAACAATATCTAAAGAAGAAGCAAATAAAGCCAAAGGTGGAGCCTGGGGCGAAGCAGCTGGCAGCGCGGTGGGTACGGCCTTAGGTGCATCTATTGGATCATTGTTTTTCGGCATTGGTGCAGCACCTGGCGCTATTATTGGCAGTATTCTTGGCTCTATGGTCGTAGGATCTCTTGGTAAAACTGCTGGAGAACGATTAGGAAGTGACTCAAAGAAAGCTGCTGATGGTGCTATAGTTTCCAAAGCAACCAATATAACCGCAGGTGAAGCAGGACCAGAAATTATATCTCCTATCAAGTACTTTAATAATTTACAATCAGAGCTAGAGACGTTAAATAAGCAAACAATGGAAATGATTAGGTACATGAAAGAAACGGCAGAATACACTAGACGTACTCACGATGCTACTAAATCTTTAGGTGGTGATCTTTTCAAATTTTAAAATGATAGAGGCAACGTAATATGGCGGGTTGGAGAAAATATTTTACTTTAGTTGATACATCTGGTGCAATGAGCCCTATAAACGGGTCTGTCAATGCAGATAGTCGCGCCAACCCTACACACAGAAACTACTCTAGCTATTTGCCAGATGTATATTCTGGACACCCAAATCGTTTAGAGCGTTATGGTCAATACGATACAATGGATGCTGACAGTGAAGTTAATGCTGCCTTGGACATTTTAGCTGAATTTTGCAGCCAAATGAATGAAGAAACTGGAACACCTTTCCGTGTATTCTACAAAGATCAAGCTACTCCAACTGAAGTAACTGTCATTAAAAAGTACATGCAACAGTGGACTAAACTTAATAAATTTGACAAACGAATTTTTAAAATAGTCCGAAATACTTTCAAATACGGTGATGTATTTTTTGTTCGCGATCCTGAAACACAGGCTTGGATGTTTGTCGATTCACAAAAAGTTGATCGTATTATTGTTAATGAAAGTGAAGGCAAGAAACCTGAACAATATGTTATCCGTGATTTTAATCCTAATTTAGAAACACTGGCTACAACTGCCATTAGTCCTAGCAATGTAACAGGTGGCGGCAGTCAATACGCCAGTAGCTATGCCGCAGGGCAAGGTGGCGCTGGCGGCTCACGAGGAATGACAGGTGCGTTCCCTACAAATCTTAACGGTAATCGATTTAGTCGAAATGAAAATCAATATAATATTGATGCAAGACATGTGCTACACATCAGTTTAAGCGAAGGTTTAGACAACAATTACCCATTTGGAACTAGTCTTTTAGAAAGCATTTTTAAAGTTTACAAGCAAAAAGAATTGCTAGAAGATGCTATTATCATCTATCGTATACAACGTGCTCCAGAGCGTAGAGTTTTCTACATTGACGTTGGTAATATGCCAAGCCACTTGGCAATGGGCTTTGTAGAACGTGTCAAAAACGAAGTAAATCAACGCAGAATTCCCAGTGCTACAGGTGGTGGCCAGACAATGATTGATGCTGGTTATAACCCATTAAGTATCAACGAAGATTACTTTTTCCCACAAACCGCTGAAGGCCGCGGAAGTAAAGTTGAAGTACTACCTGGTGGTACTAATCTAGGTGAGATTGATGATCTTAAGTATTTTACTAATAAACTGTTTCGTGCTTTGCGCATACCTAGCAGTTATCTACCTACTGGCAGCGACGATGGCGGAAGTAGTTTTAATGATGGTCGAGTTGGGACAGCCTACATCCAAGAATTGCGATTTAACAAATATTGCGAGCGTCTCCAAAGTCTAATGAATGACGTGTTTGATACAGAATTTAAACTGTATTTGCACAACAAAGGTATTAATATTGACAGTAATATTTTTGATGTTAAGTTTAGTCCACCGCAAAACTTTGCCAGCTACCGTCAAACTGAAATGGATACAGCCCGTGTATCAACATATACCAGTTTAGCCGAAGTTCCTTACCTAAGTAAGCGTTTTTCTTTAAAGAGATTCTTAGGTCTAAGCCAAGAAGAAATTACAGAAAACGAAAAAATGTGGCAAGAAGAGAATGTTGATGCAGATACAACACTGCCAGCTAATGCTGAATTACGTGGTGTAGGCATTACTGCAAACGCCATGGGAGCTGATATGAGCGCATTGAATGGCGCAACTACCCAACCTTTACCTGGTGAAGAAGGCGGCGGCGAAGCTGCACCAGCAGGCGGTGCAGGTGCTACAACTGCTCCTCCAGCATAAATATTGTTATGTTTTTAAGAGAATTTATTTATTTTGACAAAGATCAGGCAGATATGTCCGATGACAATCGTTACGATTCTGATAATGATACGAGTGTATTGAAGTCTAAAGATCTTCGTAAAACTAGATTAACCTTAAAAATGTTAAACGATTTACGCAAAGCAGGCGATGCTCATGCAGCAGAGCAAAAAGAAGAACTAGTATTGGTTAGAAAGATGTACGCAGCTCCTCCTCCGGAAGCTGCACCTGCATAAACTGATAGTTTAAATATTTTTAGTGAAAACTTAAATATTTTAACAAGAAATTGCAAAAATTCTTCACGCTTTTATCTGAAATAGGCCGTTTTTGGCCTATTTCCCATACCTTTATACAATCCCACTTAAATAACAACACAGCCTTGCCGCGAAACTAACATAGGAGATAACCGCAATGTCTACAAAGTTTGAACAACTATTAGACTTAATTGTCAATGAAGAAATGGATAAAGCCAATGAGCTATTCCATGAAATCGTTGTTGAAAAGTCAAGAGATATATATGAGAATTTAATTGCTGAAGAAGCAGAAGAAGACGAAGAAATGGATGAGTCTGCTGAAGAAGACGACGAAGAAATGGATGAGTCTGCTGAAGAAGACGACGAAGAAATGGATGAAAACATTGATCTAGAAGACAGCTACAGCATGGAAGCCGACGACGAAGAAGATGAAATGGGCGGCGACGCTACTGACGACTTCGGTGCTGACATCGGTGATGATGACATGGACGGAGAAGAAGGTCCAGAAGCTGGTGAAGACAAAGCTATTTTTGACATCAAGAATGCTATTGCTGAACTAGAAGCAGCATTTGCTGAACTAGAGCAAGCCCAAGGTTCTGAAATGCCACATGATGAATTTGGCGATGAAGAAATGGATGGCGAAGATGAAGATGAAGGTATGATGATGGGTATGCACGAAGGTCGTCGTATGACACGTGAGTACACAGAAAAAGTTGGAAACGACTGGGATAAGAACAGCATGAAAACACAAGGACAGTACGTAGGTGCAGGTTCCGGTGATAAAGAAGGTGCCCCAGTTGAAGGTAAGAGCCCAATCAGCAGCGGTTCTGGTAAGCCAACAAGCGGTGCAAATGCCAAGAATTTAGTTCAAGGTGGTACAGAAGGTTCTAGTAACACTGGTACAAGCCCAGCTAAAGGCAGCAAAGGTATTAATCCAGTTTCTGGCGAAAAGTTTGCTAAAGGTATCCACAACGTGGACGGTATGAAGTCTGGCGTTAAGACACTAGCAGGTGTTAAAGGTGGACACGGGGCAGAGAAGAAGGGCGCAGGTCCTGGACCAGTTGGATCCGGTACAGGTGACAAGGCTGGACAAACTAGCGTTGGCAAAATCCCTACTTTCCTTAAGAAACTATAATTAGAGAATCTGGATGAAACCCACTTATCTAAGAGAACACCTAAGTTTCGATCAGTCCGGCATCGTAATGGAGTCGGACGATAAAGATGGCAAAAATCTTCACTTGAAGGGCATTGCCATTCAAGGTGGTATTCGCAATGCGAATCAACGAGTCTATCCTGTAGATGAAATTGAACGTGCTGTGAAGACACTAAATGATCAGATTCAAAATGGTTATTCTGTATTAGGTGAAGTTGATCACCCAGATGATTTAAAAGTAAATTTGGACCGTGTATCCCATATGATCACTCAAATGTGGATGGAAGGTCCTAACGGTTATGGCAAGTTTAAAATCTTGCCTACACCAATGGGTAACTTGATTCGCACTATGCTCGAAGCTGGTGTAAAACTTGGAGTCAGTAGTAGAGGCAGCGGCAACGTTGACGATATGTCTGGCAAAGTTTCTGACTTCGAAATTATCACTGTCGATATAGTTGCACAACCTAGCGCACCTGGCGCTTATCCTACACCTGTTTATGAGCATTTGATGAACAATCGTGGCGGGTATAGAGCACTACAGGTAGCAAAAGAAGTAAAAGAAGATCCAAAGGCCCAGAAATATTTGCAAGAGTCTCTCATGCAAATTATTAAAGGTCTAAAATAAAGCCCGAGGAGAAAAAAATGTTGGACGCATTCAAACAATTAGTAGAGTCTGGAGTAATGTCAGAAGAAGTTAAAACTTCTATTGAAGCTGCCTTCACTCAAAAGATTCAAGAGAATCGCGACCATGTTACCGCTGAACTTCGTGAAGAATTCGCACAAAAATACAATCATGATAAAACTGTGATGGTAGAAGCGATCGACAAGATGTTAAGCGAGCGATTGGCCGCAGAAATGGCCGAATTGTATAATGACAAGAAGTCTCTAGCAGAAGCAAAAGTAGCGTACCAACAACGTATTGCTGAAGATGCTAAAAAACTAGAAGGTTTTGTTATTAATCAATTAGGCAGAGAGTTAGTCGAGTTCCAAGGAGACCGTAAGAAAGTTTCTGAGAACTTTGGTAAGTTAGAGCAGTTTGTTGTACATGCTCTAGCAAAAGAAATTGGTGAATTCGCTGTAGACAAGCGTGATCTAGCTGAAACGAAAGTTAAGTTGGTACGTGAAGCAAAGAGCAAGTTTGATCAAATCCGTCAAGCCTTTATTACACAAAGCGCAAGAGTAGTTGAAAGTACAGTCACTAAAAAGTTAACATCTGAAATTAAGCAATTGAAAGAAGATATTGACAGTGCCCGTAACAATGACTTTGGTCGTAGATTGTATGAAGCGTTTGCACAAGAGTATTCTGGTTCCTTCCTAAATGAAAAGTCCGAGACAAGTAAATTGTTAAAGATCATCGCTAAGAAAGATCAAGAACTAGCAGAAGCAAAACAAGTGGTATCGGAAAAAGCAAATCTAGTAGAATCTGCGCAACGTGAAATTCGCGTTACAAAAGATCTAATAGAGCGTAAAACCGTTATGGCAGAATTGCTATCACCACTAGCTGGTGAAAAGAGAGTGGTTATGCAAGACCTTTTAGAGTCAGTTCAGACTGTAAAATTGCACGCCGCATTTGAGAAATACCTACCCGCAGTAATGGAAGGCGCCCAAAAGCAAGCACCTAAAAAGATGTTAGCCGAAGGCACTGAAGTAACTGGTAATCGTGAAAGCAAGCCAGCGGTAGGCTTAGATAATATTGTTGATATCCGCAAGTTAGCGGGTTTAACAAAATAATAATTCAAGGAGACGTAAATGTCACAACTATTAAATGAAAGATGGTCAGAGACCAAAGAAGCTCTGCTTGAAGGCCTATCCGGTACCCGTAAGTCTTCTATGGCAGTTTGCCTAGAAAATACACGCCGTCATTTGGCTGAAAGCGCAACCGCTGGTGCTACAAGTGCCGGCAACATCGCAACACTTAACCGTGTTATTCTTCCAGTAATTCGTCGTGTTATGCCGACAGTTATTGCTAACGAAATCATCGGCGTTCAGCCAATGACAGGACCTGTTGCACAGATCCACACACTACGTGTTCGTTATGCTGATGGTGTTAACTCTGGTGATGTAGTAACAGCCGGTGAAGAAGCACTAAGCCCATTCAAGATCGCTGCTGCTTACTCCGGTAACAACAGTGCCACTGCTGGTGGTGCTACAACTGCTAACCTAGAAGGTTCTCCAGGTAAGCGTATGAGCATCCAGATCTTGAAGACACCGGTTGAAGCAAAAAGCCGCAAGCTATCTGCTCGTTGGACCTTTGAAGCTGCTCAAGATGCACAAGCCCAACAAGGCATTGACATCGAAGCAGAAATCATGGCTGCACTAGCACAAGAAATCACAGCTGAAATTGATCAAGAGATCCTAGCTTCTTTACGTAGCTTGGCTTCTGTTGAAGAAACATACGACCAGTCGTTAGTTTCTGGTACAGCTACATTCGTTGGTGACGAACATGCTGCTCTAGCGATCCAGATCAACCGCGTAAGCAATTTGATTGCTCAGCGTACACGTCGTGGTTCTGCTAACTGGGCTGTTGTTTCTAACCAAGCATTGACAATTCTACAATCTGCTACTACAAGCGCATTTGCTCGTACAACAGAAGGTACATTTGAAGCTCCTACAAACACTAAGTTTGTTGGTACATTAAATGGCGCAATGAGAATTTATGTTGACGCATATAAGTCTGATACAGACGATAATAACCAGATCCTAGTTGGATATAAAGGTTCTAGCGAAGCAGATGCTGCTGCGTTCTACTGCCCTTATATTCCGTTGATGAGTTCTGGTGTTGTTCTAGATCCAGCAACATTTGAGCCAGTAGTTGGCTTCCTAACACGTTACGGTTATGTAGAGTTGAGCAACACTGCTTCTTCTCTAGGTAATGCTGCTGACTACTTAGGAAAAGTTGCTATCACTAGCGCAAACGTAAGCTTCAAGTAATCCGTTACTTGTTTTTACACAAACAATCAACCCGCTTCGGCGGGTTTTTTGTTGACTATCCAATAAATAGCTTTGTTCGCCCTTTAAGGGTTTTATGCGGTACCATCCGCGTAGATCATAGAACGATCTTAACACAAGGAGAAAATAAAATGGGACGTCCAATTAAAGACAAATTTTTCGGTAGTTCAACTACCCCTTATCAAAACGCCAACGTTGGCGGCCGTACTGGTGTCGGCGGCGAAAGCGTAACATCAGTAATTGCTGTTGCTAGTTCAGGAACATTGTATTCCGCAGGTGCAACACTAGTAGTAAGCGCACCAAACATTGCAGGTGGTATCAGAGCCACTGCCACACCTACAATTAGTCTTCCTGGTATCGGCGGTATTACTGCTGTTACATTAGGTACAGCTGGAACTGGTTATACTGCAACTGCTACCATAACAGTTACTACTGCTAGTTCTGTTACTAAAACAACAACTGGTACAATTTCAACAAATATCATTTATCCTGCAGATACAACTGGAGTTCAAGTAGGTATGAAAGTTGTTGGTACAGGTATTAACGCAGGTGCAACATACGTTACTGCTGTCTACTCAACAGGTACTGTTGTATCGGCTGCAAACGCAGGAGCAGTTAGTGGCGCAGTGGTCTTCCTTGACGCAGGTTCTGGATTTGCCGCAGTCACAGCGTTAACAACTACTACATTTAACGCTATACAAATCATCTCTTATGTTCCAAATGGTTCAAGTGGTATCAGTGGTGGCGACATCATGAAGCAAGAAGGAAGCCGCCGTTACCTAGTTCAAAATGCACAAGGTCAAGGAATCTGCAAATTGTCTACTGGTACATTAGTTGCTGGTGGCATGCACATTATTGCTACAGATTCTGCAGGTGACACATATTGGGTTACTAAGTTAACAAGTCGCAAAGCAAACTTGTATCCAAGATCAAATACAGGTACATCTATCTATAGTACTATCAAAGTAGCACCATGGACAATTGGCAGTGCATCTGGTACTACTACTGGAACTGCTATTGTTTCTCTAAGCCACACAGTTTAATATTTTGTAAAAATATTATGGGGGGCTTGTCCCCCCATTCTCTTATCTAGGTAAATAATGGTATGACCACTAATTGGACCTTACCAACAAATGTAATTCAGTACGCAGAAGAAGGCGGAGAAGATGCTCATGTTTCTTGGTTAGAAACAGATAACTTCCATGGTCTAAAAGATATCGACGGTAAGTCGGTGCGGACAACTAGAGATTTATTTCACATTGCTAGAGATCCTAGACATGATATATTACAAAAAACATATTATTTAAAATTAACAGGATTTAATTTTGTAAATTTACCAGAAACATTATCTGGTATTGGAATGCAATTAACTATTAATAGGTATGGTAGAATCACTGATGAAACTATACAATTATGTTCTTATGGTAATATAGTAGGTGAAAATCAAGCGTCTTTAAATTTAGACACTAAAAAAATATACGGAAATGCTAATTCTATTTGGGGTAGCAATTTAAATATGGCACAAATTCAAGATTCGTCATTTGGAGTTATAGTAAGGTTCCAAAGCCACCCAAGTTGGCCTCATAGAAGTAGTCCTTTGATTGATGCGGTTGAGCTTAGGATATATTAAAAAAAATAAATACAGTGAGGATCAAAAATGGCAACTACTTACTTTTCTAATACACCGCCTGGTGCAGCATCATCAACAACGAATATTACTGTTGAAAACATTCCTAACGATTATTTTTTAAACGCTAAAGCAAAAATAAATCTCAAGTCCGGTGCTGATACTAGTATCACAGCCGGCGGAAAAGCAGAAATTGACGCAAACAGTGATGTAAAAATAATTTCTGAAGGCGGTATTGTTGCAATTGAATCGAGTGCCGACAAAATAACTATAAAAGCAGCAACTGATGTTACAGTTACTGCTAGAGGCAAGGCTATTGTAGATGCTCCCGAAACTGATATTTTACATGATTCTGTATTAGGATCCGATGTTGGGACTGATACAACTGAATTTAAATCAAAAATTAAAAGTAATATTCTGCCTAAAGGAACTAATTATAACATAGGCGATGCTAGTAATATTTGGAAAAAATCTTTTTTTGATGAGGGAGAATATTTTAGCGAAAATAACGTAGGCAATCAATACTTAGAATACGGCGTTAATGGCCGACCTTATAACCCAGCTGACATATATGATACTGCTGAACACAGAAAAACTGGTGCAGTATACGTACACGGTGGTGTAGGTATTGAGAAAGATTTAAACGTTGGTGGTAGAATTTATGGTCGTATTGAAATTGCCAACACATCTTTCCAAATTGTTGTTACCGCAACAAATGCGGACATTGTATTTCATCCGTTATTTGCAAGAAGTACCGGCGAACAATTTTTATTTGTAGATATCCAAGGTATTGACCAAGGAGGCTCAGCAGGACTGACATACAATCCCTATACTGGTAAGTTGGGAACAGAATTATTAAAAGTTGTATCCACTTCTGCTGCAAATTCAACCGATGGTGCTGTAAGAGTTGAGGGTGGTATTAGTGTTGGTAAGAACATTGTTACTAAAGAAATTACACCCCCTGATGATGCAGATGTTGCAACAGAAATTTACTCGGTTGGTGTTAATTCTAGCCAATGGGCAGACGCATACGTACATAATTTATATACTAGGGTAATTGGTTCTACTACTGGTACAATTGAAATGCGTCCAGATGCTGGCGTTGTTGACATGTTTAGCGATATTAGAGTAAGAGGACAGAATCCAATCGGTACTGCTCCTGTTGTTACAAACATCTTATATGTCACTATGGACGGCGCCGATACTAATGATGGTCGCGCAATGGATCCAAGCCGGGCTTGTCGTACAATTGGGGCAGCATTGAAGAGTCCTTATTATCAGTCTGGCACACAAATACGTGTTGCACCGGGACATTACTTAGAAGACAATCCTCTACAATTGAAACCATATACAAGTATTATGGGTTCGGACTTAAGGACATGTAGTATTGAACCAATTAATAAAACACAAGATTTATTCCATGTTAATAGCGGATGCTATCTTGCATTCATGCAATTCTTGAACGGACGTAGTGGATTGTTAGAAGGCCCATATGATCCTCAATATAATCGAGGAGCATATTGCACATCATTTCCTCCTCTAGAAGGTGATGCACGTATTGATCTGTTCCATTCGCCATACATTCAAAACTGTACTAATCAAAATGGTCCATGGTTAACAGATGGTACTATGTTTGTTCCAAATCAAACTGTGCAAATTCCTAGAGTTGTTGGCACAGGTACATGGATCGCTAACACAACTACTTTGGTTATTCATGCAACTACTGGCACAATTGCTCAAGGCGATTATATTAATGCTGGACAACAAAATCCAGGATTTTTTGAAGCCCGCACATTGATGCTAGCCAATAAACCTTTCTTGCAAGAACAAGTTGTTGCTTATGTTGATGTTACATTTAACACGAGCTCTTTTAGTTATAATGTAACAAAATGTCGTCGAGATATTGGGTTAATTTTAGACAGCATTTCTACCGACATGCTATACAACGATACTAGTGATAGCACATTTGCTGGCTTACAATATTGGAATCAAACTAGTTCTGCTATTGCAGGAGAACAAACTACTACTACAAATGCAATTAATTATCTAAAAGGGTTAGCTGCAACTGTTGCATTAAACGCAGGTAGTTCATCTGCACAAACAAGAGTAAACACGCTGTTTACAGTTATTACTGATATTATAACCAATGGTACTGTTGGAGTAAGTGATTCGATTATTGCAAACGGATTACCTAGTACTGATCCTCAGTACACTAATGCATATACTGCTTTATTGGCAAATAAAGAAACATTTAAGACACAAGTTCTATCATGGATTGGGTCTAACTATCCAACATTTGTTTATAATACATCTACATGTGCAAGAGACGTTGGATACATTATCGATAGCGTAGCATTTGATGTTCTGCACTCCGGCAATAGACAGAGTATTAAATCTGGAGTTTATTATTACAATTACAGTACAACTAGTACAACAATTGCAAATCAAATTCCACAGACTACATTAGCATATAATTTTATTAAATCAATTATTACTAATATTGTAACTGGTATTCCGTTACCTACAGTATACCAAACAGCTACTACTCAAGTTATTATTGGCCAGCCTATAGCCAGTAGTTACGAAGCAATTTCTTTACAAAATAAAATTGATATTATAACTGATATTATTAGGCATGGTCCTAGTGTTGCAGTTAATCAAACACCCGAGTATGTTACTCTTTCGATCAATGAAGAAAAAGTAAACGCATTTAATATGTTGTTAACTAATAAAGATTTTATTAAAGCAGAAGTAATAGCTTACTTAAATAAAAACGCAAACACATTTAATTATAGTAAAGAACTTTGCTATAGAGACACTGGAATATTAATTGAAAACGTTGCATATGATGCTGCTTTTGGTGGTAATGAAAAATCCATCCAAAGTGGTTTAGCATATTACGACGGAGTTATTAGTAGGATATCTGGACAAGAAACCCAAACTTCTGCTGCCATTGACTATCTAAGTAAAATGGTCCAGTCCATCATTGTTAATAACACATGGACTAATATTTTAACGGTGCCGGCAGTTATTGCACCTTATGGCACACATAACCAAGTTAGAAACACTGTGATGACACGGGGTGCTGTTGCCTCAAGCGCAATAGATCAGTGTTTCAACACAATTACCGTTATCATTAATAACGGTCCAACAGCAGCACCTGCTATGTATAAGTCAGGCTGCCCCGATGCGGCATTTGTCAGTGCTGAAATTTTAATGCAGGCAAATCGTAGATTTATTCAAGAAGATACAATCAACTGGATCAACAACACTGTTAAGGCATTCCCTTACAGCAGAATAAAGTGCAAGAGAGATATTAATATTATTGTTGATTCTATAGCTTACGACTTATTGTATCCTACTGCTAAGAGAAGTCAAAGTACTTTCTCAGCATTACAATATTGGTCTCAAGGAAATTACACAGGCATTATTGAAGCTCAACTTGGCCCAACAATTGATGCAATTAAATATCTAAAAGAATTATCAGTTAAAGTTGTACAAAATATTAAACCTACTGACGACCTAGTTAATAGATATCAGTTTGTTGTTTCTCAAAATACGTCATTAGAATCTGCTAGCTCAGTAGAGGCCGCATTAATTGCTGCAAATTTTGATATTATACTTTCCATTGTTAAAGGAAATAGCAAAGGATGGACTGACAAAATAGTTCCTAACGGACCAGAAACTAATTTATTAGGTATTAAAAATGCTTTTAATTTATTAGAAGCTAACAAAGCATATATGGCAGCTGAAGTAATTGCATATATCACAGCAGTTCATCCTAATTTTACCGCATATAGTACATCTACCTGTGCTCGTGATGTTGGGTTAATTACTGATTCGATTGCATTTGATTTAAAACATGGCGGTAATAGACAAGCAATTCAAGCAGGCCTAAGTTATTATTCAGTGTCTGGCTCTACAAATACTATACACGGTCAGGAAACACAAACAATTGTTGCCTTTAATAGGATTAAAGATATTGTTGATGGAATTATGACTGGCAACTTAGTTGCAGCAAGTACTGGAACTATTGCTTCACAAGTAATATTACCTAATGTTGCTACTTTGAGTGAAGTAAGATATGTTCAACAATCTATCTCTACTATTACAGATATCATAATTTATGGTCCTAGCATATCAAGTGGATTAACCAGTATTGCCTTAACTGCAAGTACTGTAACTTCTGTAATAAATGGTTTTAATTTACTACAGGCCAACAAGAAATTCATAGTTGATGATGTAATACATTTTATCGATTGGAACTATAATAGGTCTAGTTTTGATTATAATGAGGAACTATGCTATCGTGATACGGGACTTATTGTCGATGCAGTGAGCCAAGATATTTTATTAGGCGGAAATTACAAATCAGTAGAAGCTGGTTTAGCTTATTGGAATTTTGGTTACAACCAAGTAGCTGGTCAAGAAACCACAACTACTATGGCGTTAAATTATGCTAGAGATATAGCATTACAAATCATTGCCAATACACCCGTTACTCCTCAAACACAAACTAGTATAACACAAGTTATTAATCCATTCTTTGAATACGGTGGCGACTATATGCCACAAGAAGCAATAAAACGCAATTTTAAAATTATTACTGATATTATTCAGAAGGGTCCAATGTATGCTCCACCCCGTTATATGGGGGGAGGATTATTTGCTCTAGTTGGTATCAATGGAGCCGATGTTAAAATTTCTCCTAGAGTAACGTCAGTTACCACAGTGACAACTGGCACATACATTGTAGGTTTAGATACTTCAACAGTCGGCTTTGGCAACAACGCAACATTATACTTTGGTGATACATTAGTTTATCCTAAACAAAATGCAGAAGTAGAAGCACTAAGTTTAGAATACACAGGCGATGCAACCACATGGAATCGACGTAAGGTTGATCCTATCGGTGGCATGGGCGGTAGTTTAGTTGATGGTGCAGTTATCAGCTCACGTAGTCCTATTAACAGTTTTGTATATGATGCATTTACGCAGGTTAATCAAGGAGGCCGCGGCATTAGAATCACTAATGATGGATATGCACAATTAGTTTCTGTGTTTACAATTTTCTGTTCTACCGGAGTGCAAGTTGACAACGGCGGAATTGCATCTATTGTTAACAGTAACGCCAACTTTGGCGATCTTTGTTTAGTTGCTAAAGGTTATGGACAACGCAAATTCAGCGGCACTGTTTATAATCCTGTAAACAAGTCATACCCAGATGATCCAGAATTTAACAATTATTACCCGGCAGGATATTGGCCAAATAATGCTCGTGCAAGAGTCTTTATCCCTGACCTAGCAGATCGTCCACATATTTCTCTAGTAATGGAAGTTGTACCTCCCGATACAATGGTAGATTATACAGGATTGGTCGTACCTCAGGCAAACGAACAAGGATTTTCAGGATTCTTAAATGCTGTTCCTAATTTGGGAATCTTAACTACGGGAACTATTACATTAACTGGTATTGATACTACTGGCATTGCTGTAGGTAATGCATTATACATAAGAGATCAAAATGGTAGCCAAACTGGTACAAATGGCATATTATATGCTGCTAAGGATACTATTGTTACCGATGTAGGATATCAAAGTGTTACATTAAACAAAGCATTAACTAGTGGCGGATTCGATCCTACAAATACAACATCAACAGTTAATTCTAACTATTTTAATTTGTATTTCTGTGGTAATGCATACTATACAGTATTGAGTAGCGAAATTGGTGATAATCCTGTGCCAGTTGGAACAAATGTGATACGTGATGTAATTACAGGAGATCAGCGTCCTGCACATATTTCTTCATTACAGAGATTAAATTCTATTGTTATCCAAGCTATTAAGAATCAGGCTATTACTACTTCTACTACCTATGTAGTAGCAAAACAATCGTTTGAACCATTATTAACCGATGGTGGTTTTGCCGAAACATTTATCAATCAAAGATTTGAAAACTTAATTCAAATTATTAATCCAACGCTGGCATCCCCTCCGTTATCAGATGACCTTACCGGGGCCGAATCAGTTGTTAAACCAGCATTAAGGACAAAAACAGGGCCAGCAGTGCAGGGCGCCGGTTCAGCAATTTCCTTAATTGAACAGAATATGGAATTCTTTGCTGAAGAAATATATGCTTATGTACAGGCAACCTTTACATTAACATATAACAAAGCAAAATGTCAGAGAGATGTTAAGTTGATATTACAACGTTTGATATACGATATTGAAACTGGCGGAAGATATAATACTGTTATGAGTGGATTAAGTTACTGGCAGAGAGAAGGGACACACCACATAATTCAATTAGGTGAAAATATTACTAGAACAGACTTACTACCTGACGGTGCTAGTGTTAATTTTTATCAACGTAGTTACATTAGTGCATCTGGTTATGTATTTGAATATGTTGGTGCAGGAACTAACTACGGAGCATTACCACAAGTAGGCCGTGCTGATCCTGTACAAACTAAAGAAACTGTACAGTTAGATAGTGGTAAGGTATTCTTTACAAGTACTGACCAAAACGGTGACTTCCGTATTGGTCCTGGACTAGTTATCAGTCAAGCAACAGGTGTTCTAAGTGGTAGAACATTTACTAAATCATTATTTGCTAATATGACACCGTTCATCTTAGCTATTGAAGCAGGTTAAAAAGGAAATATTATGGCGTTAATTCCATTAAACACATTTAAAACAAAGACTAAACTGTTGCCAGGTTATTCATTAACTACAGCAACTGTAACCGCATATGTTGCACCAATTGGGGTAACATCAATTGTACTTATGGCACAGATTGCTAACATAAGTACTCAAACACAAACTGTAAGTTTTATTCATTATAGAAAACGTCCAGTACTACGAGATGCTCAAGGCAACGGATTTCAAGATGCAGAAACACCCAGCTATCTCGTAAAAGACTTTACTATTCCCGCAGGGGATGCAGGTAGTGCATTATCTGGAAAATTAATTGTTGAAAGTTTAGATAGTGTTCAAGCATATGCTTCGACTACTGGAACTTGTCAATTAACTTTAAGTATTTTAGAGACTGCAAATGCTTAATCTACTAAGCGGATCATTACTACGTAGTGGGGGAAGTGGAGACTTCATTAAATTAGCTAATGCGCAACCTCAGCTACCGCCTACTCTTACGACTTCTACAGGCTACACACTAATTACTGATAGTTTATTAAGAACTAGTTATAGGTCAAGTTTAGGTAATATTGAATTTAACAATGCTGCTATGTGGAGTAACTTAGCAACTTCTGGCACAATAATTATCCTTGCTACCGGTACTAATATAACATCTACTGGAACCAATACCGGCTTATTGGTAGTTCAGGGAGATATTGGTGTCGGCGGCACAATGAATATTCAGAAAGATATTACAGTCAACGGTATTACCATTGGTAAAGGGTTTGAAGGTCTTAATAACATCATCATTAGGGGAACTGCATCCCCTCAAGTGGACACTTTTGAAAACGGCCAAGAAACTATTGCAATTGGTTATAACACATTAGAAGGCATTTCTAGTTCTTATAGAAACATTGGTATTGGACGGTTTGTACTACAAAGCGGCACAAATATATCTAACAACATTGGTATTGGTGACGGAGCATTACGATTAGTAGGTACAACTTCTACAATTAATGACAGCAATATTGGTATTGGTGTTGGAGCTGGAAAGAGTTTAATAGCAGGCCAATACAATATTTTTATGGGCCATGAAACAGCAAATACATGGAATACTGGATCGTACAACATTATTTTAGGTCAGCTCTCATTAACATCTATCAATAGCGGATCTGGTATTATTAGCATCGGCGGAGACAATATTGTTGATGGATTAGACAATCAGGTTAATATTGGATCAGTATTCTACTACGACGGTAGAGGGTATGCCTATATTGCTGCTGATACTTCAGTAGGATTAGGAACTGACTCAACGAGCACTAATTCAGGTGCATTGATTGTCTCTGGCGGAGTTGGTATTGCAGGAAAAGTATATAGTGGTGAGACTGGCAACCCACAAGAAGATTATCTGTTGTACACCCCACAAGTTTTCACTACGTCGACTAAACCCCCGGTATCGAGGATTGGAGACATATGGATTGATCCTACTATTCCAGCGTACCTACAGTATATAAAAGATGGTACTAGCACTTTCTGGATTCAGGTAGGTGCGGTATAATTATAAAGAGTAAAAAAACATGGCATCATTAAATTTTCCAGCAAATCCTAACTCCGGCGATACATGGACTCTAGGGTCAAAAACATATCAATGGAACGGATCAGCTTGGCTAGTCCAGAGTCAAAATAATCTTGCATCAGGCATGGTTGTTATTACCAGTACAACAAATGCAACTAGCACCACTACAGGAGCATTAGTAGTGGCGGGCGGTATAGGAATGGGCGGAGATCTATGGATTGGTGGAACTATCTATTCAAATAGTATTCCAGTCCTTACTACATCTAGCCTCGGCGGACAAGTATTTGGCGGTACTGATATTACTGTTACAAGCACGGGTACTAGTTCTACATCATATCTAAGATTTGATAACACTAGCACATTACAAACAGTCACAGGTAGGGGACACACTACTACTAACTTAATGGTATTTTCTAATGCCACTGAATCAGTATCAACCAATACAGGCGCATTGGTAGTAGCAGGCGGCATTGGTGTAGGTAAACGAATAAATTGTGAAAGCCTAAGAATACAAGACTCGGTATTTGATTCTAGTTTAGTACGGGTAAATACAACTGCTAGTACAGTTATAGACAGTTATTTGTTGGCAGATTTTAGATCGGCAAAATATTTTGTTCAAATTGCATCAGGCGGTGGAGGAGACCATACATTAAATACAGCTACGTTTCAATCGGTTGAATTGATATTAGTAGCAGATAACACTGGTGCGGTATACGCAACTGAATATGGTTTAGTAGTTACTGGCGGTATAAGCGGAGGAGCTAGTTTAGGAACCTTCCAGGCAGATTTGAGTTTAATAGATAGCACAGTTAGATTATATTTTAATCCTACATTGGCAACAAATAAAACAATTAAAGTTCTTAGAACCGGTATGGCATCGTAAAGGAAGATCACTACTATGGCATTTTCATCTCCGACACAAGACTTTGTTGTAACATCTGGTTTAAATGTCCAAGGCACCTCTACAGTAACAAGCTCAACCGGTAATACATCTACTCTACAGGTAGCAGGCGGAGCGGCTGTTGCAAAAAATCTTATAGTAGGTACTACATCTCAACTATACGGAGATGTTACAGCATTTAGTAATTTAGAAGTTAAAGGCACAATACCTTACTTAAATATTACTGGTACTTCTAATTTAACCGTTGTAAGTGCAGGTGTTGTTACAGCTACACAATTAGATGTTGTCACTAGGCTGGCAGTAGGCGGATTAAGTCAACTTAATAATGCAACAATAGCCAATGGTACAAATTCAACGTCTTCTACTACTGGTGCATTACAGGTAACAGGCGGAGTTGGGATACAAAAAGATTTGTGGGTAGGCGGCCAAGCATTTGTAAACGGATATCAAGTATTAACTACTGCAAACATTATTGCCAGCACGCTACAAGCAGTTACATTACAAGGCTCATCCACAACTGTTGCAATATCAATATTAAACACTACAAGTTCTACGTCAACTAATACTGGCGCTTTACAAATTACTGGTGGTGCAGGAATTGGCGGAGCATTATGGGCCGGGTTAACTAGTTATGTAGCCGATGCACAAATTATTACCACTGCCACATTGTCACAATTTGGTGTAACATCGATTACTGCTGGGACAGATACTGCAATCAATACCAGTACCGGTGCAATTACTATTTGGAATACCAGTACTTTACAAACTATAACTAGTAGAGGCAATACTACAGATAGATTAATTAGTATTACAAACACTGCCTCTAGCACATTAACCAATACTAATAATGCATTATATGTAAACGGCGGCGCATGGATTACCAAAGACTTAACAGTTGGCGGAAGTATTGCAGGTGTTACTGCTACTATCACACAGGTGTACGGCACCAGTGCGCAATTTTTTGGTGATACTAACGGATTTGGTGCATTGTATGCAGGTATTCCTGTGGGTTTTACAGTACTACCAAGCACAGTATTACAACTAACTGCTAATATTGCTGACTATGCACAGAGTAATTTTCAAAATATCAACAACAGCCCTAAGGCCAGCACTGATTGGGTACTGACTAGTGCAGATGGCGAAAACTTTGCTAATTTTATTGACATGGCTATTGCCAGTGGTACATGGGACGGCTCACAAGATGGCAGTATTGGAACAGCAGTTGGCCCCAATGATGGATATTTATATGTGCAGGGAAATACAACTAATCCAGGACAAGGCAATTTAGTTATTGGTGCAAGTTCTACAGGCAGTGTTGTTCGATTTTTTGCAGGCGGTATAGGTTCACAGTCTATTGTTGCAACCATTAACGCACCTAATACTACATCAACTTCTACTGGAACTGGTGCTTTTATATTAAAAGGTGGAGCCGGCATTAGCGGCAATATCAATGTTGGTGGCACAATTACTATATCAAGTACAGCATCAAATACGTCTACCCTTATATCTAATGCTTTATATGTTGCAGGCGGAGTCGGCATTGCAAAATCATTATTGGTTACAGGACCAGCGATATTTCAAAATAATGTTACATTTAGTGGTGCTACTACCTATGTATACAGCACCAACACTGTTTACACTGATAACATTATTGAACTACATAGTCCGGGGATATCATCTAGTACATGGTTAGTTGACGACGGCACGGATATTGGTTTTAAAATCCATTACTATAACAACGGCGACCAAAATGCTGCACTAATTTTATCTAACAATTCAAAATATTTAGAATGGTTTTCAACTGGCGTGGAAAGCACCGGAACAAGCACTGTATTTTCAGCCGGTAATTATGGTATATTTAAAACTGGTGGAATAATATTAACAAACACCACGGTATCTAATAGTACAACAACAGGCGCATTAATTGTAGCAGGAGGTGTAGGTGTTGGCGGAACAATCAATGCTACAAATATGTACAGTGGCGGAAGCCTAGTACTTACTACCAGTAATGTCAATAGCTATGTAACAGCCGGTGTTAGTAGTATTATTGCGGGCACTGATACTGCAATTAGTAGCTCAACAGGTGCGGTAACAATTTGGAATACTGGCACATTACAGAGTGTGACTGCTCGTGGTGCAACAACTAATAAAGCAATCAGTATTACGAATACTACTAGTTCAACATCGACAACCACTGGTGCGTTCACTGTAACAGGGGGTGCAGGCGTCGGCGGAGCATTGTATGCAGGATCTTTATATGATTCCGGTAACAGAGTATTAACATCTGTAACTGGTTACGGTTCTACTTATATCAGTGTAACTAATTCTTCAACTGGGGTAACCGCAGTCTTTACAGTGACCAACTTAGGTGTAACGAACTTAACTGGTACTACATACCTATCTGTTAGCTCAAGTACTGGAAGTGTGACGTTGACCAACTTAGGTGTAACGAACTTAACTGGTACTACATACCTATCTGTTAGCTCAAGTACTGGAAGTGTGACGTTGACCAACTTAGGTGTTCAAACATTAACGGCTGGCACTGATACATCAGTAAGCTCGAGTACAGGAACTGTAACTGTTTGGAATACGAGCACATTACAAACAATAACAAGTAGAGGTTCTTCTTCGTCTAATGCAATCAGTATTACAAATTCGACCAGTGCTACTTCGACTGCTACCGGCGCACTACAAGTTTATGGCGGTGTTGGTATTGGCGGCAATTTATATGTTGGCGGAACATTGTATGCAACTATAGCAGGTAATATTACCACTGCTACCAATTTAACTGGTGGTACTGCCGGACAAGTTCCTTATCAAACAGCACCGGGTGTAACAAGTTTCTACGGACCAGGTACTGCTGGCAATGTACTAGTCAGCAATGGAACAAATGCTCCTACATACAATAATACACTAACGTTGGCCAGTATTGTTACAAGTACGTCAACTAGTACAGGTGCGTTAGTAGTAACAGGAGGTGTTGGCATTGGCGGCGCATTGTATGTAGGAACATCGTCGTATATTAATGGCTCACTAATAATAACAACTGCTACAATAAATCAGTACGCTAGTCAAACAACAATAACTGCTGGTACTGATACTGCGGTTAATACAAGTACTGGTGCTGTTACAATTTGGAATACTGGTACATTACAGTCAGTTACTGGTAGAGGTTCTACAACCACTAATGCAATTAGCATTACAAATACTGCAAGTTCAACTTCAACTACGACTGGTGCGTTAGTAGTAACAGGAGGTGTTGGCATTGGCGGTAATTTAAATGTGGGCGGTACGGTTATTGGCGGCGGCATTAGAAGTACATCTAGCCCTACAGCACCAACCAGTCCAGCGCCCGTAGTGGGAGACATTTGGTATAATACATCAACCGATGATGTTTATCGATTTACAAGTGACGGAACTAGCACTTATTGGTTAGATATGTCTGGACCAACTGTATCGGGGACTGTTAGAATTAGCCAATATGTACCTTTTGTGTATACCACTTCTAGTATTGCTGCTGCTGTCATCAATGTAAATATTACAGACCAATATAATATCACATCATTATCGACTGCTACTACTTTTAGTACCACATCTACTACTAACCCCAACGACGGTCAAAAATTAATGATAAGAGTATTAGACAACGGAACATCACAAACATTAACATGGACAACAGGTACTACAAACTCTTTTAGAATAATTGGAGTGACGCTACCTACTAACACTGTTGCTTCAAAACTTGTTTACGTTGGATGTGTATACAATGCTTCTAGCAGCCGCTGGGATGTCGTTGCAGTTGGTCAGGAAGTTTAAATGATTGTATATTCAAGAGTAATAAATGGCATGATAAATACCACGGCACTAGAACCTTATACAAGTGATACTAGCAGTGATTTTTGGTTTGAACATAGCAGCGATATAAAGTATGCACCCGGTGATATATATATCTCACCAGACACAAATGCTCCTAGACCACCATCTGCTTGGGGTGCAACAAGTATGGATGCTGAACCACTAACCTTTATAGCAAACACATGGTCTAATATGCGTGATAAGGTAACCATTATACCTAATTTTATTACACCAGACGAATGTGATATATTAAATCGATGGACTAAAAAAGCTGTTGATTTAAAATGGCTTGATTTTGGTATCACAAACAATCAAGTTGTTTATCAATCTAGATTAACTACTAGAATGTATGGGCATAGATTTGATAAGTATCCAGACTTAGCCTATACCATCCGTGATCAAATTCGTGCCGCATTAAATATATTTGATTTACCTATCAGCACGAATGGAGGCGGTAGAGAAGGAATTGTAGTCAGTAGTACACTACCGGGCGGTGATGTATATCAGCATGTAGATGGTAAAGAAGGTGACTTAGAATTACTTCGTTGTAATATTATATCACAAGCTGCCGAATCGGGTGCAGAATTAACAGTAGCCGACAAATTTTATGATGTACAATGTGGAGATTTACATTGTTATTTGGCAAGTAAACATCTGCATAAAGTTAGTATGGTTAGTGGTAGTCGCCCACGTACATTGTGGATGTTTGGGTTTCAAATAAACGAAAGTGATTGGGAAAATAATGCTAAACGAAGATATTATATTAGTAAGTAATTTATGGGTCAAACAAATGCATTTTGAAGATACAGGTGATACCATGCAGGGTCACTCGCACAAATTTGATCATCCCACCCTAGTGGCATATGGCAGTGTGCGTGTAACCGTGGAGGGTGTTGATACAGTTTTTAAAGCACCACATATTATTTTTATTTCAAAAGATAAACTTCACGAAATTACTGCTTTAGAGCCTGGCACAGTGGCCTACTGTATTCATCCAATTCGCGGTGAACGCCAAGAAGATATTTTTGCACACAATCAAATACCGGCTGGCATCGAGCACCCTATAAATATTTTGAATGATAGTGATCAACTGCTTTTAAATTCTACAATACAGGATTAATTGATGGCAACTGTTGTAATAGCCTTAACCGCTGCCACTATTGGTAACACTGGTATCTGGTATGCTCCTGTGGATTGCAACGGCAGTATTACGGTGGAACTCATTGGCCCCGGGGGTCGCGGCGGCGGAGCCTATACTAAAAATACACTTGGTGCAGGTCCGGGCAAAAAATTCTATGTTAATTTTTTAGAAAATACCTGGATAAATACCACAAATGCTGTGCCCACAAATGCCTTGCTTGGTGCCAAAGCTGCTGGCGCATCTACTAGCACTGGTGCCGGTGGCCTAGCAAGTGCCTGCATACCAAATATCTTAGGTGTAACATTTAGTGGCGGCAACGGTCCGACCCCAGACTTCGGGAACAACTCGCCCGCCTCTAGCTCTGGGCAAGGTTGTGGAGGCGCTGCCGGGCCAAGTGGCCCTGGCGGCAATGGTGTAGCTTCACCGTCATTGGGGACACCCGGAGACGGCGGCAGTAGCAACGGTCATGCTGTTGGCTATAATGGCGGTACTGTTAGTTCCCCGTTGGGTAAAAAAGAAGTCATATATACAGATTTTGCAGGTAATGGATATGGACCAGCCAGCGGCGCCAATGGCGGCAACTACGTAACCAGCAAATCCGGCAACTATTATGCTCTTCAGGGTTTTGGTACTGCCTCTGGCGGCGGCGGCTACAATCCTACGCCTAATAATGGACTCATTATTATTACCTACACTCCCACGCAAATTCCAGGTACATATACAGAGGTATTTGTTAATCCCGGAACGGCACCTTGGCGCACTCCGGCGGGTGTGATATCTATAAAAGCTGAAGCAATTGGTGGTGGCGGCAGTGGCATTGGCGGTGGCGGTTATGGCGGCGGCCCCAGCGGCGCAGGTGGTGGTGGTGGTGGCGCGTATGCGGCCACCACCGCAATAACAGTGTCAACTGGAACTATTGCGTATATTACAGTTGCTTCTAGTATGGTACCGGGGGTCGGCGGCGGTGGAGATTCTTGGTTTAATCTCTCAAACAGCCCACCAACTACATCAACAACAGGCGTCCTCGCCAGTGGCGCAAGAAGTGGCGCTAGCAATGCCGCTACCAATCAGGGGACTGCTGCTAACAGCATCGGTGATACAAAATTTAGCGGCGGCAGCGGCGGCGTTAACGTTAGGCCAGATGTATACCCTAGTTCGGCAGGGGGCGGCGGCAGTGGTGGACCCGGCGGTGCAGGCGGCCGAGGCGGTAACGACTTTGGCTCATACGGCGATTTTTCAGGCGGTGGAGGTGGTGGCGGCGCGGGTGGAGCAGCTGGTAACACTGACGGAGCTTCTGCATCCGGCTTTGGCTTTGGCAGCACTGCTGCTACCGGTGGCGCAGGAGGTAAAGGATCGGCGGCTGGAACAGCAGCCGCCGGAGGAACCCTAACTTCACCAGCCGCACCTGGTAGTGCTGGAGGCGGCGGCGGAGGAGGAGGCTCAAATTATACAACCGGAGCTTCGGGTAGTGTATATCCGTATTGGACTAATCCGATAGGCGAAATCTTTGGCCCAAGCGGCGGCGGTGGCGGCTCTGGCAGGACCTATTCAACTACTCGAACAATTCCAGGAGCAGGCGGAACATACGGCGGAGGCGGCGGCGGTGGCGGCGCAACAGGTAGCGGATCTACGTATAACACTACTCCCGGCGCCAGCGGCGGACAAGGCTTGGTTGTACTTACATACACTGTGTCATCTGATGGTGCCGCTGCTTCCAATAACATCTTTATGATGTTCTTTTAAAACTCATTCATGCTTAATATTACAAAGAAATTACCGATAAATAGAACTATATTGTAAAATAGGATAATATAAATGAGTTTTCCACTATCCCCGTCAAATAATCAAACTGCCGTATTGAATGGACAAACATACATCTATAGCAGTTCTAACTTGTCGTGGACTCGTATTGTTCAATATGTTACAGCCACTACTAGTTTGTTAGTAACTGGAAATACTCAGGCAACTGCAACTAATACAGGTGCTCTACAGGTCATTGGTGGCACAGGCATCGGCGGCAATTTATGGGTTGGCGGAACAATTTACGGGTCAATAGCAGGCCCAGTCTTGGGAACTATTACATCGGCTACAAATATCAGTGGTGGTACCGCCGGGCAATTACTTTATCAATCGGCCACAAATATTACAGCATTTGTCAGCACAGGTACTTTGGGCAACGTTTTGGTTAGTAACGGAACAAATGCTCCTACATATAATAACACACTGACATTGACTGGTACAACTGCATCTGTATCAACTAACACAGGTGCGTTACAAGTAGTAGGTGGTGTTGGTGTAGGAGGCGATTTATATCTAAGTGGAACCATTACTCAAGTTGGCGGTACGCACGCTACTTTAGCAACTACTTATAATTTAATTAATACAACTGCAACCACTGTTAACTTTGCTGGTGCGGCCACTACAATTATTATGGGTGCTAGTAACAACGGCACTACTACTGTAAGAAACAATTTAGTTGTATCGGGCAACTTGACTATCCAAGGTACCACGACTATCGTTGATAGTACAGTTACCAATATCGCAGATCCTATTATTACGCTAGGTGGTGGTGCTGGTAATGCTGCACCCACTGCGGACGATAACAAAGATCGTGGTGTTGCATTTAAATGGGTCAACAATAGTGGTTCTACTAGTACAGGTTTCTTTGGTTATAAAGATACTACTGGTTATTTTACCTATATTACCACGGCCACAATCACAGGTGAGGTAGTCAGCGGAACCAAAGGGGCAATGGATGTAAACCTAGCAGGCGGAACAGCTATGTCTATTGTTTACCAAAGCTCACCAGATAACACAGCTTTCTTAGCAGCTAGCACCAGCGGATATATATTACAAACTAACGGAACCGGTAGTCCGCCTACTTGGGTATCAGCTAGTGGTGTCAGTGCAGGTAGTGCAACCTATGCTGACAACGTTAGAACAGTTCAACAAACAGGTAATGCAAGTTATTATCCAACTTTTGTAAGTGCTAACAATGCTAGTAACGCATATATGCCAGTGTATACTACTGCTAGTTTTGTTATTAATCCGATGACCGGCAACGTGGGTATTAGTACTACTACTCCAAATTCTAGACTAGATATTAGATTTGCAGCCTTAACAACATCAACTCAACTTAATCACATTTTATTGCAGTCTCTTGCAGACGGTGCCAGTAATGCTCTTGGTGCTCGTACTGGTATTACTTTTAATAATAGAACAGTTGATTATACTAGTTCTGGAGGATTAAGTACATCTGGTATATACGGTATCAATGCCGATCCTGCTACTTATGTTTACGGCAGAGCAATGGGGCTGGTGTTTTATACTTCAGCAATGGATGCAGCCGCCACAGAAAAGTTACGCATTACCAGCAACGGCGGCGTGAGTTTTGGAACTAGCGGTACTGCATACGGCACAGCTGGGCAAATACTACAAAGCAATGGCGATGCCGCACCAACTTGGGTTCCAGTAAGCAGTGCAACAGTAGGTACAAGTACTCAAGTACAAACGGTGGCAACAATTACCAATGCCAGTCATTATCTAACATTTGTTGATAGTAATAATGCTAGTGCTACTGCCGAAACAGTCTATACTACTAGCAGTTTTGTAGTTAATCCATCAACAAGATTTGTTGGTATTGGCACATCTGTACCTAGTAGTAAATTCCATGTATTAGGTGCAGGAACAACATCTTTACCTTCTAAACGTGGTGGTGGATTTACATCAGTATACATAGAAAACAACACAGCCGCAACAGATGCATATTTAGAAATAGCTAACACAGCAACTAACAGCATGGGATTGTTGTTTAGTAAAGGCTCTGCATCTGGACCTTATGGGTTAATTAACTATAATAACAGTACTGATGTAATGTCATTATATACGTCTGCTACAATTGCTATGTATATAGACGGTAGTCAAAATATATTAATAGGTACTGCTTCACAGTTAAACACTGGTTTTACTAACAGATTAAACGTTAGCGGAAGTATTGTAGCTGGAAATGCTTCCAGTACCAACGGTTCTATTTTAATGCAGGGACAATACGGAACTGGGGCAATCACTGTATTA